ATGAAGCAGGGGGCGTACAATGAAGTGACAGCTTTTCTAACTGCATTGAATGACCGTATACAGGAGTTGCAGAGAGAGGGAAAGCTGGATGAGTGGGCACTTAGAGTAGGTGAGGCCATTGTGGGGGCGATGGAAGCCTCAGCTAAGGCTATTGGGATTACTATTGATAGTGTGAGAATTTTGAAGGACTCTCTTACTGTCATAGTAAAGACTATGGCTTTGTTTTTCGCATTGGTTAGCAGGGACAAGGATGTGATTAAAGAAGCTACAGAGGATTTGAAAAATTATGTTAAGGAGATAGGGAAGAGGAAGAGCGCCTATGAGGAGATTAAGAAGGAGCTAGAAGGTTTAGAAGGAAAGATGGAAGAGGTTAAGTTAGATGCTAGAATAAGAGAAACAGCCTCCTCCATTGTAGCAGATATCCGTGACATAAGAAAAGAGACTAGAGGATTGGTAGCAGATTTAAGTGGGGTAGGAGAGGCAGGAAGAGAGGAGTTGGGGAAACTGGAGAAGGCAGCAGAGAGCATTGTTGAAGACATTAGGGGTGTTTATGGGGAGATGGAAAAACAGGCTGAGGCAGTGTGGAAAGCGACTAGGACTCCACTGGAGCGGTATCAGGAAGAGGTGAAGAAACTAAACAAGCTGTTAGAAGCAGGGATGATTTCGCAGGAAACTTATGTGCGGGGGATTACAAGTGCTTGGGAAAGGTATGGAGAGAAGGTTAGAGAGGTTAATGAAGAGATTAAGAAGAGTGGAGGAGAGGTAGAAGAGGTATACCTGTCTGTTTGGTATGAGATAAGACAAAATATTGCTGATTTTCTGGACCAAGCCATGCAGGGGTTTGCTTCTTTTAGGGATTTTGCAAATAGTGTTTGGGTTGCTATTAGGCGGTCATTGTCAAGTGCTCTGGCTGAGATGCTTACTGATTGGCTCAAGTCAATGCGCTCAATGGCTGGCGGTGCTCGTGGATTATTAGGAACATTGGGAACTGCTGCATACGGCATTGCTGGAATGGTAAGGGGGGAGCCTTGGCGAGCTGTTGGTGGTGTTGGGGCAGCAGCGGCCATGTTTACAGGGCATCCTATGATTGCCACGGCAACTATTGTATCGGCAGAGATTGCAAGGGCAATTTTTAAAGGTAGAGTTGAGTGGGTAGGTGTTGGGGCTGGTGCAGCGGGGATACCTACTGTTCCTGTTGGAATGGAAAAGACTTGGTGGGGCTTAGGGTTTGGTATGGGATGGCTGGAAGAGATTTCAGATGTTCTTTTTGGCTGGTTAGGTGGAATATTTAGCCGTAAATGGCCAACCTTGCGTGGAACAGCAGAATTATCATTAAAAGGTTTAAGTGATAGTCTGGATTATGTAGAAGGGTATATGAGGGAGATTGAAAAATATCTGGATGAACATACTGAAATCTATGCAATGTATAAGACTAAGTTTGCTAGAATCACAATAATGGAAAAGAGAGATGTCAAAGGAAGCATGGATGAGATTACACAGGCATTTGGTAGTTTTGTAGATGATTTGGTTGATTTTTACCAAAGTATTCTTCCTTCAACAATGAGATTTGAAGAATTGCCCAGCATTAAAATGACTTTTGGTGCTGGTAAGAAAAACATGGAAAATCTAGCTAAGCAGTTTGTTAATGAACTGGTATCACAAACATACAATGCTTGGGCAGTGCCAATTATAGAAGAATACAATAGATTACTTGGCATGGATTTATTTGAGAAATTTGGATTGCCTAGGATTGAAGAGCTAGTTGGTGGGATTGGGCATCGCTGGAATGAGCAAATGAAAAAGTTATATGAGAGACTTAGCAGAGAAGTATTACCATCTCTAGGTGTTGCTTTCACTTATGCCAAAACAATCATGAACCTAGTGGATAAATATGGAGAGGGATTGGTGAATGTGTATAAGGATGAGATTGCTAATGAACTCGTGAATATGCTGGAAAGGTATAAAGGTGAAGTGCAGGGGCTAAAGGAAGAAGAAGTAAAAAAGAAAGCAGAGGAGTTTGGACAAACTGTCAATGAATACTTGTCAACGGTGGTCTCCATTATTGGTGAGATAGAAGATATTATTGCTCAATATACTTTGAGTTCATTTGAGCAGAATTTACGAGAGATAAGAAGCTGGTATCAGGAAAAACTAGCTGAGCTTACTTCTTTAGGTTTGTCCACAGAGAGATTGTTATTAGCTGTTACATTGAAGATTAAAAATCTTATAGAACAATCAGTAATTGCACCTCTTAAATCTTTGTATTCTTCTATTCAGCAATTCAGATTGCCTGAACCTGCTTTCATTTCATGGCAGGTTACACAATTAGAAACTAAATGGGGGCTGATTTGGGGTGATATTGATGCCTTAGCAGGTAGATGGGATGAGTTGATTGCAGATGCCTCAACATATTTTAGCTTATTACAGAGACAGTTTGAATTTGAGGCGCAAGCCATTAGGGCAAGGGCAGAGGAAAGAAAAGCACAAATCAGGGCTGAAGTGGAAGCACAAAGAGCGGTGATGCAGGAAAGACTGAATGGAATACAAGAAGAAACCTCAGCACTCCGAGAACAAAAGAGAGAATTAGAAAGCATTAAAGAACAATGGAAAGGAGTGATAGATAGTATAAAGCAAAGGCTGCAAGAATTACAGTTTGGCCCTGAAGCACCAGTGCAATCTTGGGCTGCCTATCAAGTCAAATGGGCTGAATTAGTGGAAGCGGCAAGGACTAGTCCTGAAGCTGCACAAGAGCTAATTGAGTTTTCAAAGAGGTATTTAGAAGTAGCTAAGATATATGCACCAAGCCAATATTTAGACATTTGGCAACAAGTAGTAAGCACTTTACAGGATGTTCAAGATAATGCAGTGTCTGAGATAGATTTATTACAGACACAGATTGATGTAATGGAAAGGCAGACAGAGGTACTAGAAAATAGGGCTAGAGATATTGAGCGTTCAATGAACAATATTGGCAGTGATTTATCAGCACGGTTAGCAGCAATAGATGCCCAAGCTGAGCAACAAATTACACTGCTAAGACAGGAGTATGCCAACAGGATGATGGCAATCCATGACCGTCTAAGAGAAGTGGGGGAATATCTTGCAAAACAAATAGAAGAGCAAATGCCAGAAGATATTAGACTGCTTACAGCAACAGCAAACTGGCTGGAGAAGATATACAATTATTTAACTGGAGTTCCATCGGCACAAACAGGTGGGGTAACTACTAGAGAGGGTCTATATCATCTCCATGCTGGGGAGACAATCTTACCACGCAATACAAATATTAAGGTTGAGATTGACAGTGATAAACTAGGTAAGTCAATTGCATCATCATTACTAAGTGCTGGTGTAACTAGTGGGTCTGGTTCTCAATCTATCCATCTGCATATAGACGGTAGAGAAATAGCAACAGTTACAGCCGAGCAAATGAGGCGAGGTCACTCTGAACTGATTAAGCAAGTAAGGAGGGTGTCGCACTAGTGGCTAAGTCGTTTTTCTCTTGGCAATGGGCAGATGGTTGGGCATGGGGTGATGGATGGCAGTGGTGTAATATTTCAGGTAAAATGGCTGATTATTTACCTCACAAAGAACCAGATTATGATGCAGAGTTTCCTGATTTGCCCGTGGAGAGTTTGTCTGAGAATATAGATACAGAGTGTAGGATAGTTGAAACAGAAGACAATGATGAGGAAAGGGTGGCTATGAGTGAGCCATTTTTTATAGTCACACTGAACTTCCCTCAGCTAAGTAAAAACCAGATTGCAACGCTGTTTGATTTTTATTTTAATGAAAATAAGGCTAATGGCAGGATTAACTCATTCAAATGGACACATCCCACAGATAACTGCACTTATGTAGTGCGGTTTGATACAGATTTAGAGAATAGCCTTAAAAGAGGATTTTATACTGATAGTTTTTCAATCGATTTACGAGTGTTGGGGTGGAACGCATTAGATTTAGATTGAAGAGGTTAGGGTATGGCAGATAAACGAGTATATTCATGTGTTGCGTTAACTGGCGGGGCTTCAGGTGCTCTTGATGCTTTGCCATATAATTCATTGCAAGACGGCGAGTTAGCATTCACTGTGACAGATGATTATATCTATGTTCATGTCTTTGATGCTAGTAGTTCATCCTCAGAAAGCTCTCCAGATGTAATTGCACCTGATGATGTAGGCTCAAACACAGGGCGGTGGTTGCTTAGACTTAGTTTTCTTGAACCGTTATATATAGATAGGACAAATAATAGATTAGGGCTGGGTAAAAGCCCTGATTATCAACTTGATATGACTGGTAGTATAAATCTAGAGAACACCACTCATGCCAATCAGTATGGGATTATATACAAAGAAGGGACTGCGTTTTTTCATAACTTTAATTATGGTAATAATGGGACTGTGACCACTGATGGATATAACCTCTTTGTAGGAGAAGGTGCTGGGAATTTTACTATGGGGGAAACAGCGACAGAAACTTACCATGGCAGTTATAATCTTGGTGTGGGATATGGAGCATTAAACAGCGTTACCATTGCTCACCATAATGCAGCAGTTGGCCCTTATGCTCTCCATGCTAACTCAATTGGTAATCGTAATGTAGCAGTTGGACCTTATGCTCTTTATACCAATTCTGCGGGTGGCAATAATGTAGCAGTTGGCCCCTATGCACTCTATAACTCAAATGATTTTCATAATATGGCGATTGGCCCTTATGCTCTATACAGTAATACCTCTGGTGGGCGTAATTTTGCAGTTGGGACTAATGCTCTTCGTGCTAATACTACTGGAGATGATAATATAGCAATTGGATATTCTGCTGGATACTATATTGCCAATGGCACTGACCCAAATCAAACCTCTAACCAATGTATTTTTATTGGCTCTAACACCAAAGCGTCTGCTGACGGCGTTACTAATGAAATAGTAATTGGATATGATGTAACAGGAAAAGGAAGTAATACAATAGTATTAGGTAATGATAGTATTATAAAGACATTTTTAAAGGGTAGTGTTAGCATAGGAGTGGCGGACCCTGATGAGGCAATCCATGCGTCTGGAAAAGGTTATTTTACCGAAGGTGTTAGAGTAAGAGAGGATGTAGATGATTATGGAGGGAACTTTACAAATTATACTCCTCCAACTGGTGCTAGTGGGTTGATTATTTTGGCAGCAGATACTAATGCAAGTAATCCAGGGCAAAGGCTTTATGCCTATGTAAATGGAAATTGGAGATATGTAGATTTAACTTAGGAGCTTTGAATGGGTAGATTTATTAAGTTTAAGAAACCAACCAGAAAACAGCTTTTGGAACGGATTATTTTGCTTGAGGAAGAAATTGGAAGAGTTAAGACTGAAACATTAAAAGCAGTGGAGCAAGAATTGAATACTAGAACAGCACAATTGCAAGATTTATTGGCGGAGATAACTGCTTTGATTAACCTTCTGAAGGATAAAAGGTTAGTGACTCAAGAGGAAATAAATAAATGGCTAGAAGAAAAGAAAAATGGCTAGCTATTATGTAGATGCGACTTTGGGTAATGACAGTAACCCTGGAACGCAAACCCAGCCTTGGAAGACTGTATCTAAGGTAAACTCTACTAGTTTCAGTGCTGGGGATAGTATTTATTTCAAAAGAGGGGAGGTGTGGCGAGAAACTTTAACCGTTCCTTCATCTGGTTCAAATGGGAATCTTATTACTTTTGGTGCTTATGGAAGTGGTGATAAACCTAAGATAACAGGGGCGGATATTGAGACAGGTTGGACAGGACCAGATGAAAATGGTGTTTGGCAAATTAGCGGTAACTCATTACATTACAGAATTTTATTGGAAGATGGTCAAAAATTACAAAAAGTAAGCCCAACAGATGGCTCAGATTTGAGTTCAGGACAATGGGGTGGAGATGATTCGGATTATATTTATTATAAACCGTCATCAGGCACTCCTGACGACCATGTTGTAGAATTAGGAGCTAGAAAGCACCCACTCTACATTAATGGAAAATCTTATATAAAGGTGGAAAATTTAAGATTTGAGGTGGGGAATGCCTATGAACGACCATATGACCCAGACTCTTTGTATCTGAGAAGTGTAGTAGTTTTTGAAGATTCTAATTCCTGTGAGATTTCCAATTGTGATATTTTATATGGAGGATATTTGGGAGTAAGTCTAAATAGTTGCTATAATTGCACTGTTAAGAGTAATGAGATTACATATTGTGATGAGCGAGCAATTGCTATTGGTGCTGATTGTTCAAATATTACGGTGGCATATAACCATATTCATCATATTGGGAAAAAGGCTGGTATTTTAAATGGTAACAATCCGCAGGATAAGGAAGGAATTGCTTTGTCTAGTTATGGCTCCGAGGGTTCTCAAGAGCCTCACGATATTACAATTGAACATAATATAATCCATGATATTGGATGTGATTATTCAGACAAAAGCACAAGAGCAAAGGGAATTGTTACATGCTCAGGGGGAGCTGATGGTGGGAATATAACTGATATTATAATTAGATATAATAAAATCTATAATTGTGATGGTAGAGGAATTTCACTTGAAAGTGTAGATGGAGATTATGAGATTTATTACAATATTATTTATAACAATGGAATAGGGAGCAAGGAAAGTTCTGGTCCGTGGGGAGGTTTGATAATAACTGTTTCCAGCGGGCTAACCTCAAACATTAAAGTATTTAATAATGTAATTTGGAAGAACAATGGTGCAGGACCAGGCCCAACAGCAAATGCTCGTATTTACGTGTCATCAGATTCTACACTGACTTTCTCATTTAAAAATAATATAATAGGTCTTTTTCAAGATTCTGCTGGATATGATTTGCGTTATATTCCCAATGGAACTTTTAATCTAGAATCAGACTATAATCTTTTTTATGAAGATTCAGGCGATAAAAACTGTATATGTTGGGCAGGTGAGGGATATGACTTTGACCATATTCTTGGGAGTGAGTCGGGTTATTGGTCTTATGACCATTCACAAGACTCTCATTCTTTATGTCAAAACCCACTCTTTATAGATGCAGATAATTATGACTTCCATCTCCAACTTTCTTCCCCCTGTATTGATGCAGGGATAGGTGTTGGATTGACGGAAGATTATGAAGGTAACTCTGTTCCAAGAGGTGAAGGGGTTGACATTGGTGCTTACGAGAGGATGACAGGTGAGATGTGGAACTATCTGGATTCTTTAACACCTGATTATGATTACTCTTTGCCCATAGAACCACAAGAGATAATGGTGGAAGATGGCGAACCTTGGCAGAAAATATTGCTAGGTAGTGGGTTTGATGAGAAACGAATAGAGCTAGGGGATGTAAAATTTTATGTTACCTTAAAGTGGCCTGCATTGACAAAAAGTGAGAGTAATGAATTGTTTAGTTTTTATTTAGGGGTGGAGAAGACAAAGACTTTTAAATGGCAAAATCCTAAAGACAGCCATGACTATGTAGTGCGGTTTGATACAAAAATGAAAAGGACAATAGCAGCAGGAGGATTATACTCAATTGACCCAGTAAGATTGAGAGTTTTAGGTAATTATTCAGAGGGATAGATGAGAAGTTTAGACAGCACACAAAATTATTTACTAGGTAAAACTTATAAATCGGCCATTTGGCTGTTTGATATAACGGATAAGTATGATAATTCATACCACTGGTCAACTAGAGAATACACATACAATTCAACCACTTACTCTTTTAATATAGTAGATTTTCCTGGTATCACTTTGAACCGAAATCAATCAGAAGCAGGTATCATCACACCTAATGAAGTGAGAATTGAAATAGGGAATAAAGACAACACCTACACGGCAGACAATTTTGTAGATGGCAGTGTTTTAATTTATTTATTGATAGATGATACTCTGATTGCCAAATGGAAGTTTAATATTATACGGGCTTATGGTAGTTATCAGTCAATTACTTTAGAGTGTGAAGATTTCTTACAAAAGTATTTAGAAGGTGCATATCCTAATACCAAATATGTAAAAGCCTTATTCCCAGATAATTATTATGAGGATGAAGACCTTTGCGTGCCTGTATGTTTTGGCACTGCATACATCCCTTTACGGCCTGTGGAAATAGATGGGGATAGATATTACTTGCTTGGTTCTACTGATAATACTTATACAATTGCCGAAGTTCATACCCCTGCTGAATGGGGTATAAAACAGTCGTGGTCTTCCTCTAGCTATACTTTTACTCAATCCACAAAAACAGACCAGTTTGGTAACTCTTGGCGGGTATTTCAGCCTATCATAGCTGATTCTAATTTAGATGGCACTCCAGATGCTTGTGGCGTATGGATTAGTGGGCAAAAGATACTGGATATGCCCACCAAATTTAGCTACAACACTACTACCAACCCAGCAAACATTATAAAAGAGATACTAAAAGATTTTGGTGTGCCTGATGATGAGATAGATGATGATTCATTTACCAGTGCAGCCTCTACCTTTACTAGTTGGGGCTTAGAGTGGAATGGTGGTTTTTGGAAGAAATCAACCAGACAGTCTATACTATCCACTCTACTAAATATGTGCCATGCTAGAATACTGGTTAGAGATAAACTAGTGCTATCTGTCCTATCTAAAACAAGCCAAAAAACAATTACTACCTCATTAGTGGTTAAAGAGAGTTTTGATTATTCTAAACTATCAGAGGAGCTATCAGATAGTGGATATGTAGCATGGCAAAAAGAGGACGAGCCACAGGACAATATACTTAAAGCCCTAGTTCCAGGTAAAGGCTCTACCACCGATTATATTAGTGATGAAACAGTATTTATTCCTTGGGTTCAAAATGCAGTTCATGTCCAAAAGCTAGCTTGCTTAGTGTTTCAGCGTAAGTTCTTTAAAGTTGCTCAAATATCTTTTACTGGCAGAAGTGAGTTATTAGCACTTGAACCAGGGGATGTAATCACAATAAATGGAGATAATTATGGTGGTGAGTATAAAGCAGTCATAGATAGTGTAGAGATAAACAATGATTTATCGGTTAAAGTCATTGCTACAAGATACTCCATTGAGCTAGATGATTGGGATGATTTAACCCAGTTTAGTGATATAACCATTTATACCACCGTCCCCTCTGCATGGGAAAACTTGCCTTCAGGTTATGGTTATGGGTTACGCTGGGATAGAGACCAAGCTACCTTGTTTGTAGAGGGCACAGTTAGAGTTACTGGTGGTTTTATTGCTGATGCTGGTGGTTTTATCCGTTCAGGGCAAACTGCTTTTGATACAGGCACAGGATTTTTCCTAGGTGCAAATGATAGTGGCACTCCATTGTTTTCTGTGGGTAGCTCTAGTGGAAAAAAGATTACATGGAATGGCACAACATTGACAATCAAAGGGGACTTAGTATTTGACAGCTATAATTACTGGTATCCTGGGGGAAATTTTAGGGTTGGTTCTAGCAGTCATTATCTGTATTGGGATGGCTCAACCTTTACTATTCAAGGCAAATTGGTTGCACAGAGTGGCTCTAGTATTCATGGTGCTTATATAACAGATGCTACCATTACCAATGTCAAGATTTCTGATATATCGGCTACAAAAATCAATGCAGGATATATTGTTACTACGCAGTTGGATTATGGGTCTAATCCTTCTACTGGATGTATTCTAGATTATAGCGGCTTACGGATGTATCAATCAGGCACGAAAATGGTGGATATCCCAAGAAGTGGTAACCCATTCTTTAGAGGGGAAGGGCATTTTGGAACTGACAGTGACTATGTGAATATAGGAGAATTAAATACTCTTTGCCAAGTCCGTTTTTATGCAGATGGAGTGTTGCAGGGCCGTGTTTATTCTTTGGCTTATAACACAGGTGATATATATGTTGAAGCTAATGATAATTTGACTTTATATGCTGGCACTGGAGGTGAGGTTTACATTAAAGCGAATGCTGAAGCTAGATTAACAATTCGTGATGAAATTCTATGTTATAGAACATTTCGCCCTAGCTCACATGCCAGCTATAATAATGGGACTGCTTCTTATGCGTGGAATGAAGTTTTTTATTGTGTCCCAAATGATGTTTGCTCACTTGGAATGGTAGAAGAAATAGCAAGCCCACTTGAGGTAATCAAAAATATTAAAGTTAGCAAAGATAAATATACCCCAAAAGAATTACCCAAAGCAGACTATAAAACTTTACCTAAGTTCATCAAAACAGTAAAATACAGTGATTTAAAAAAGGATGAAGAAGATTTTAAAGAGCATTTACAAAGTATTTTATCCAAAAATGCAGAAATAACTTATGAGGATGATGAGAAGGTAACGGTAAGAATAGAAGCATTAGACATGACAGCTACTTTAAGCCTGTTGTTAGGTGCTATAAGGCAATTAAGTAAAAAGATAGAAGCATTAGAAGGGCATTAGGGAAAGAGGGTAAAATGAGTATAATAATATGGAGGGGAAGTAATGAATAAGAGATTGACTGAAGGGAGTTTATTGTTATTAGGGGTTTTTATGGTAGGGATTATTACCATCCCACATCATTTTACTTTCAGAAATGACCCTTTGTTTAAAAGGGGTTTTGATATTCAAGGAGTATGGAGTTACTATGAGATGCGGCTGCAAACAAACAGCCGAGCAATTCCTACTTGTATTGGAACTACAAATGGGTTCTTGAAGTTTGATGTGAAAGAGGATAGATATGAGTATAGAATTGAGGGGGATAATGTGGATACGCATGGAGATTATTTTTATGAGACCTCTTCCTGCCCAGCTACTGTGTATTTTGATGACATGGATTTAACCCATTGGCCTGTTGTTAATGTTAGGCTAAATGAGGCTGATTGGCTTCGTCTGAAAATTGTGAATGAAAACTGTATGATGATATTTTTTTGGTTAGATGAGCATAAGGTAACTATAACTTCAATGTTATATAGAACTAACCAAGGTTATTTTAAAAGGCCATTTTATAGTTGCCCAACAATGCAAAAATATTACAGAGTTGAAGAGGGCTTAAACATATTGGACAATTGTGCAAGGGAGAGCAATTAAAGGAGGGGTAATATAGATGAAAAAGAAAGTAAGAGTAAAGAATGTGTTTTTTGAGAAGTTCGCTGTTGAGGCACAAAAACTCCAGCAAAAACAGTTACCTATGGTTCTCTCTTTTTGGATTACCCGTAACTTTGACAAAATGGGGAAAGAGGCTGAGCCATACTTTACTATGAAGCGAAAGCTGGCAGAGAAATACAGCGTGAAAGATAAAAAAGGCAAATTTAAAGTAGATGCCCAAGGTAATTATCAAATTGAAAATATATCTAAGTTTATTGAAGAGCTTAGGGAGCTACAAGAGCAAGAGATAGAGATGGAGCTGGATGTAGTAAAAGTCAAACTAAAGGATTTGCAAAAGATAAAGGTAGAGATAACTCCAGCAGAGATGTCTTGTTTGACACCATTCTTAGAGATTGAGGGGGTGGGTGATGATTAATGATGGGCTTTATGCCGTTTTCATTGGTGAACAGCATGTTTTAACAAAGGAGGTTAAAGATGGAAAGGGAAAGAATTATTATCCCTGTGATGTAGTAGTTCCTTTTGGTGATTTTGTCATCAAGCAAGAGAAAGGGAGAATTAAGTTTGATTATAAATATTTCCCTTTCTATGACCTGCTTCAGCCAATGAAAGGAACAGGGAATGCATATAGGGGGGAGATGTATATATATGGAAAGAAGTGGTTTAGTTTTATCCTCTGCCGTGTGGGGGATAAGTAGAAGAGTAGGAGGATAGTTATGATTAAAACATTACACAAACAGCTCAAAGAAAAGAGAGGATATATAGGACACTCCAATACACTCTTACCAGTTATAGAAAAAGACAAGGAAACAGAGCAACGAGGTATTAGAGTGTATGTGAAAAGGAAACTGCCTTTAGATTATGTAAGTAAAAAGGATTTAATTCCAAGATATTACAATGAAACAAGATTGGATGTTGTTGAAATTGGCGAGGTGAATGCACTAAAAGTAGATAAAACAACTAAAACTCGTCCTGTTAGTATAGGGCTTAGTGTAGGGAACTGGCTCATTTCCGCTGGTAGTTTAGGGATATTCCCTGTCTATAAAGCAGAGCCTTCTCATGGCGAAAATAAAATTTTAGTGGCTTCTAATGCTCACGTATTAACGCCTGATGCTAGTCTAAGCCCTGAGCAAATCAAAGAAAAGCGGATCTTACAACCTGGAGCTTATCACGGGGAACAAAATCCAGACAATATAGTAGGTGAATACTATTGGCATAAACAAATCATTCCAATGGATATAGGATGCCCAATTGGTAATTTTGTTATAAAAGTCCTTAATTTCTTAGCTAAGTTACTTGGTAGTTCAACTAGGCTTAGTTTATCCAGAGATAATGTAAATCATATTGATTTTGCTGTTTATAAACCATTAGTAAAGCATGTAAGAGAAATTGCTGATGGTTCATTTGATGAGGATTTGCCATTTATTGGTTTACTGTTTGCTGGGAGTGAGCAAGTAGGGGTGATATGTAAAGCAGAGTATATGGTAAAAGAAGGATATAGTTTTGCCATTCCAATAAAGAAAGTAAAAGAGAAGGATGAGGTAATTGGATGCTCGTTTTGGTGTAATTACAAAACGGTTGTAACAGACCCATCTGCTACCATTCAAGTTGGTTACAAAAACTTTCAAGCTTTATTTGATGATGTAATACTGGTAAAAAATGAAAAAGTAATAAAGGGAGGGTGGAGCGGTAGTGGTTGGAGATTGGTAAATAAAGGAGAAGACAAATGAGCAAAGTAATAGCAGAAAATGAGAACTGGAGGATAAGACAAGCTGAAGATGATAATTATGCTCTTACATGCGGAAAGGGACATTTCACATTTTACATCAAGGGGAAGAATGAAAAACTGGTATTCTATAACGTGCTCAAATCAGTAGAAGCAAAAATTAAGGATGTAGCCTTTATCACCTTTGGTGGTTGGTTTGCTTTATATCTAACAGTGGAAGATATAGCATTTCTTTTAGAAAATATCCCTATGACTGATGCAGAGAAAGAGGCAAGTATGAGTGCTGAAATGGTGGATGAAAAAATAACCATTCAGTGAAATGATAACAAATAAGAAGATAATTTGTATTAGTGACCTTCACATCCCTTACACCAGCCAATACTTCATACCCTTTGCCGATTACGCCTGTAAAGCTGATAAGGTAATTTTTAATGGGGATACTTTTGACCTATTAAAATGTTCTGTAAAGGAAATTAAGAATTGTTATATGGGGCAAGAATTAATAAAGGCAGTTAAGAAAATTGTAAAGAAGACTGAGGCAATTTTTATAGTAGGTAATCATGATGAGGAGTTAGATGAGAAACTTCCTAAGTTATTAGACATGGAAGTCATCACATTTCCATTCTACCGCATGGGCAGGATGGGCTTTGTGCATGGCTATCAGTTTGACCCTCTTTGCAAGCATTGGAATTGGCGGTTATTATCAAAGTTTGCACCTTGGTTTTTCAATCCACCCAGTGAATGGAAGTTAAGAGATAGAGAAAAATGGAAAGAGAAAATAGGGCAGATATATGCTGAGGCCTTTTCTTTCTTAGAGAAAGCTCGTTGGTGTAGAATATTAGTTATAGGGCATACTCATTATCCGTCTGTTCATACTTTGGAAACAGGCCAGAAATTGGCTGATTGTGGAGACTGGTTAGACAGTAGAAGTTGGATAGAGATTGAAAGAGGTAAAGTAGAAGTTAAGACATTATGAATAAACAAGAAGTAGAGGCAAGAAGACTTGTTACTTTAATTAAGCAATGGACATTGGAGGCTAGAACTAGATGCCCTGAAACAGAAGACCCAGAAGAATGCCAAAGATGCATAGAACAATTACTTAAGTTGATTAAGAAATTTGAAAATTTAGTTGGGAGGTAACAATGAAAAAATTACCCATTATTTTTTTCTGCTTTATCTTTTTAGGTTGTGCTGGACATATAGGTAAGCTAACCAAGAACTATAATGACTTTATGAAGCAAGCTGATGAGTTAGCTATTGTCCTTTGCTCGCATAGTGAGTTTTCCGCTTGCTATTGGCAGGCCGCATTAGGTAATGATATAAATAAGCTACCTGCTGAAGCTCTGAATATACTGGATGAGATTGAGCAAACAGTGAAAGGTAAAACGGCAGAGGAATTGACAGAGTGTGAAAAAGGTAAGTTATTAGGCTTATGGCAAAGGTTTGGTTCTTTGGTAAGTAAAGATATAATAGAACGGGTAGTGCCTTATATGATTAAGTTTATAGGAGTTTTATAATGACATGGGAGGAGTTTAAAGAGAAGGTTGATAGTCATCCTCCATCATTAAATAAAACTTTGATACTTGGTGCACTTGAATATGTATTTTTAGCTCAAAGAAAACTGGATAAGATTGAGGAAAAAGATGAAGAGTGTCTTGAGATTGTTAAGCTAATAAAGAAATACTTAGATATTATGCAGTCAAAATTAAGAAGTAAGGGAGAGAAATTCTATCTTATAAACATAGATGATGCAGAAGAAGTATTTGAAAAAATTGAGAATATTTGTTCACAAAAAGGAATTTTACCAAAAATAGAAGATGCGAATGTAGACCTTTCTGAATTTATAAATGGACAATCAATATTTACTTCAATAGAATGGCAGGAAGCAGAAAAGGAAGCATCAGAAGATATAAAACAAGGTAGATTGTCGCCTGTCTTTTCTTCTGCAAAAAAAGGGATTAAGTATCTCAGGAATAAAGCAGCAACAAATAAGCTTAAAAATAAAAACAAAATAGGAGAGCATTATGCCAGTCAGAAAGTATAGAAAGAAACCAGTCATAGTAGAGGCAATACAATGGACTGGAGATAATTTAAGGGAAGTTATTGACTTTACAGGGCTCCACCCATCAGCAAGGAAGTGGACTTGGGAAGAGTTTGAGGAAGTAGTAAAAAAGAAAGGGCTTAAAATATTTACACTTGAAGGAGTGGAAAAACCTAGGATAGGAGATTATATAATTAAAGGTGTTGAAGGCGAAATTTACCGATGTAATCCTCGTATATTTGAAAAAACTTATGAGTTGGCGGAATAAAAATGTTAATTAAATTTCTTGCCTATAAAGGCACTGACTGGCTAGCTAAGGTAATTAAGTGGGAAACTCAATCAGATTACAGCCATATTGCCTATATTTGCGATGATAACCATACAATAGAATGCTGGCCTGAACATTGGTATGAGTTGTTGAATGTCAGATGGAATATTAGACCCCTTTTCAAAGGATACAAAAAAGGTGATGAGTATGAAATATGGGGATTAGAAGTTTCGCATGGTCAAGCCTGTGTTATACATAATTTCTTTCTAGGGCTTGTAGAGAAAAAAGCCAAGTTTGATTATGTAGCTGGATTTGGATTATTTACGAAATGGAAAAAAGAGAAAATAGGACAATATTTTTGCAGTGAAGGTTGCATTACCCCACTTGTAAAAGTATTTGATTGGTCGCATATTAAACCGTGGAAGGTTAGTCCTGAAAATTTTATACAGATTATTCAGGCTTGTGGTGGGAAGTTAATCAAAAAAGGTAAAGTTTAATTTCTATAGTCATGAACTGCCACATATTTGACTTCTGAGGCAGGTTTGAATTGAAATAGGATGTGTTTGATATGGATAAGAGCGAGAAAATGCGATACAGAGCAATCTCGTGCAAGTTTTAATATTCTACTTCCTCCTTTTCCATCCAAACTCTAAATTTCCAACCGCATTCGCAATCAAAAGTAATTGAATTTTTGGAAACATCCTTTTCTTTTGGGCAAGAGAAAGTCATTGTAAATTCATCCCCTTCTGGCCAATGAACAAATGCATATTTTTTACCACACTTAGGACACTGCCAATTAAGACTACAAAGTTTTTCTTTCACTTTTATCTCCTTCTTATTCAATACTCAACAAATACTTTTTAATCCCAGCAGCAATAACAAAAGCCGCCCTAATTTGAGTATGATAGGAATGCAATGGTGTAATAGGATTATCTATGAAACCAACTTCAATTAAAACAGCAGGCATTTTAGTTTTTCTTAACACATAAAAATTCCCTTCTTTAATACCTCTGAATTTGCCAGGGACGATTTCATCAATAAATGTAGCAATACTGTCTGCTAGCTTAGCACTTTTAATTGAACCAGGGTAAATCCAAATTTCCTCTCCTCTAGCATTATGTTTAGGAGAGGCATTAACATGAATGCTAACAAAGGCATCTGCTTTTATGCTATTTGCAATGAAAACCCTATCTCTTAGTGGCACATACACATCAGCTGTTCTGGTATAGACACAATTTATTTTCAGATTAACTTCATGAGGAGTATAAGATAAAAACCCACCTAAATATAATGCAATAGGCAAAACTATGTCTTTCTCTTTATATTCTGCATAAACCGCCCCTGAGTCTTTACCACCATGGCCAGGGTCAATAACGATAGTATACTTCTTCATAAATGCCTCCTTTTGTTTCCCCGCTCTACTTGAATATAATTCCACTGCTTGCCGTATCAATAATTATTTTGAAATCAGGACGAGGCAAACAAAGATAAGGATATTTTCTTAACCTACACAGCTTAAAGTATATATATTTTTCTTTTATTTCCCAATTATAAACATATAATACATTTTCACTTATTCTTTTAAGCTCCACTTATCTTCTCCACCTCACTCAGCAATAAATAAAACTTACCTCTATTCGGCACTTCAACCCTTACCTGCCTAGGCTCATCATTGCATACATGCACTACAATAGCCTCTTCTCCACATATATTAAGTTCCTTGGTATAGAAATTAGGTAGAATTTTTACTTTATCACCGACTTTGAAATTGGTTTGGGACATTGCTTTTCTCCATCTCCAAAATTTTATCAGCAATTATCCTAGCCGTTTCTTTTGCTTGGTGGTTAATTATATTCATTACAGCATGGTCATCTGCATTTTTAGGTATTTTAGCTTCTTTTATATCCACTTCCTCATAAGGCAATTTAAACCGCACCAATGTTTTTCTAACTGCTTCAGTTACTTCAGCATCTTCTCTCTTTTTAGACCGCATAAAGAAGGTATATAAGTTCACTCCATGAAAGTCTAACAAAGAGATTGTATTCAATGGCAGCTTGGCTAATAACCGATAGGCACAATTATCAACAATACTTCTATCTGCCACAATTATTTTATCTTTATGGACCAAATAGCTACTAATAGTGCAGAAATCCAATGCGTTTTCAAAGTAATTGTAGGCTGGGCGGTTAGTGAAGATTTTTTCCTTCCAATTTTGTCTAATGTCCATCTGTTTTAAAATGCTGTCTGCAAACTCGCCAACAAAAGCAAACTTTTCAGGTGGCAATAGCTTTTCAAGATAGACAAATGTCATTGTCTTACCAATACCGTGGCTTCCACTTAATGCGTAAACTTTAATCATGTTTTAACTCCTTCTAGTCTTTTTTAAATATTCTGGAAACAGGAGACTGCTCTGTTGTTAAATTGCGAAATTCAGGGAACAGCACGCCATCTACATAATATAAGCCCCCCATGTGCATTAGCCCTCTAGAAAACAACATTGTAAACCGTGCTTTATCCCAGCCAAGAACTTTTGCATACTTGTCATAGATGGAAAGATAAGGCATACCATTTGACACTATATACGCCCACACGTCCATCCAAGATAAATCCTTGATTGGGAAACAAACTCTCCTCCCTCCTTCACATTGTACCAGCCCATCTCGCCTTGCCCTTATTTTCCTTGTTACACTCTCTTCTTTTCGTATCCCCAGCAGTTCCACCTCCACGCCTAATTTCCTCTTAAGTTCAACAAGATGCCCAAAGAATTGTTTTGATGAAGGCCCCTTTCCCCCACGGATATAAATGTGCTTTGCACCATAGGATTTAGCATTCTCAATAATCTCAGCCATGACTTTAGTTGGCATTTTCATTTGCTTACTTCCATAATCATAACCAGCATTAAAAAAATAAACAGGTGTTCTTCGGTTAATCTGCATACATAGATGGAGCACCACTGAACTGTCCTTCCCCCCACTGTAAAGGACAATACATTTCTCCTTTTCCAAGACTGCCCTAATGTTTTCCCTTGCTTCCCTAATACGTTGTTTATACTTCCCCATTTTTGCCCACAGCTTAAATGTTTCTACCCACTTTTTATCCATCCCTTAACCTTGTCATCACTGTATATAAGGCAATCCCTGTAACAACATCATTGATCAAACAAAGCCTATTTGTAGTCTCAACTCTGTACCTGTCATACTCTTGATATGACCTGAGCGGGATTGTATCTGTCTCTCCACCAAAAAGTAGGACAACTACGTCTTCTTTAATACAATCCTTCTTAAATTCAGATAATCCCTTCTTACCATTTACCTCAAAAATAATTGTCTGTTTGCCTTTATTTGCCATGAAAAAGGAAGACAAATCTCTATATCGTATAATTGAGTGCTTATCCTTTGCAGAAAATAAATATCGTTTCCGCAGTTGTGCCTTGGATGAAACTAGATGGATTGTTGTTGCACCACAAAGAGACCAAATTGTACGGTAGCATCTTGTCAAGTTTCCATCAGAGTTCATACGGTGGTAAGCAACCTCAATCTTAATCACCCGTAATACTTCCTCCACTTTTCTTTCAACTCACACCTAGTAAAAGGGGGTACACACATCCGCACATTTCTTTTCTCCCAATACGGTGGTTTGTATGGAAGAGGGGCCACTTCTTCATAACTCTTGCAGAATTCCACAGGGAGCGGACGCATAGCTTTTCCATTCATCACAATAGAGTAATCCTTCTCCATATCTCTGACTGACATATTTTTTATAAACCCATAACCTACACGAACATCATTGCCAAGGGCAAATAGATTTCTCTTTAGTAAGTTGTAGATAAACTCTTTATCCCCTTTCACAAAGAAAATAACCTTTTTTATGGGGATATAAATATGACGAATCATAAAGTTACGGAAATGTCCAGAGCCAACCCTTATCTTTCCTTTGAATGATGCATGATACCCCTCAAACCGCTTATACAAAACCTCTACACGAGGTTCAAAAGGTTCTTCTGAATATCCAACACTCACTGTTGGAACAGCCAGCCCTTCTTCTTCATGCCATAAAGACCCATACGGTAACCCCCCACCTGACATATATTTTGCTAAGTTAATTTTTTTATCCGTAACAAAATACTCCCTATCCAAACTCTCCATAGTCATAAGATGCCCTATAAGGCTGTCAAAATTAAGCCATGGGGTGGTGATGCAGATTGGAGAAGAGAGAGTAAAAGTGATTTTAAAATTGGTAAATCTATTTAACCTTTGTTTCTGTTTCTGCCTTTCTATCTTTGAAACAAAATACTCTATCTCCTCTCTTTGCTTTTCATATAAGACGGGGATCATCACAACATTTCCTCCAGTTTTTTTAACAAGGATGCAATCTCTTTGGCCTTTGTGCTTAAATGTTCCATATATACATCATCTTTGCCTTCCCAGTCATAGTTTAAAATTAACAACCCATCACCTGAACTCCCACGGCCACCAACGTTTGGATACATTTTCCACAGGGATAGCAAGCGTGAAAAGCAACTTTCCTCCACTGCGTTTGTAAAAAGGAGTTTGAACTCATGGTAAAAGGCTGTCCCAGGGATAAAGCACTCATAATCTACTTTCATCTGGACAGCCTGCTTATCTTTTTCCCTCTCCTCTCGCAAATCATCCCTCCTAGTGATAAAAGACTCATCTGTAAAGACACGAACAGGCTGCTGCGCCCGCTGGTCACCTTGGAAGCTAGTAGGAAGAAAGGCTTTATACTCCTTGCAAATAGGCCACATATGTCCAACCACAAGCTTCCCTTGTATCAACTGGTTTCCTATCCCACAGCCAAATAGAGAAATAGGGGGGAGCATGTCCACAATTTCTTTCCTTAATGTTAAATCTAGAACTCCACTTGTTTTTTCAGTTCCCTCTAACACTCCACCAGAAAACAGAGAGTGGTGCAACTTTTTGTTTGTCACAGAGTATCCAACCACCTCTAGCATATCTTTCATAATCATCCGTCTCAGCTTTCCCCGCACTGCATTCCCATGGATGTAGGGGATGCTAACCCCACCCCCTTCATGCCAAATCATAATGGTGCGAAGGATAGGGGTGCTCCCTGTTTTTTCATTTCCTCCATGAAAAATCGGGGTTTTTGCCTCACACAGTCCACAGACCGTTTTGTAATTTTTCCCCATTCTTTTCCTCCTTTTTCTGTTGTTTCTCTTTCTCTTTCTCTTTTTTAGCTTCTCTAATCTCTTTTGCTTTTATTACTGCTCTCATGCAAATTGGTATATGTTCCATATATAGCAGGTTTAGCACTCTTTCTTGATCAGGGATAAGGTCATCTAGAATGAGCACAGCCTCTGGGGGCAGAGACTGTATCCCAAAATAGTTACATAACTTGCTTGCAAATGCTTGCATAGTCCCTTTTCTAGATGCAGCACGGACACGGTGGTTAAACACATCCCAAACATTCTTCCCCATCTGCATCTTCCCCCATGGAACACGCATGTAAACAAGTGCTAAAAAGACAACCAGTTTACTCTCTTTATCATTTGATGACATGACACATTACCTCCCATATTCCTTTTCCTGCATATTTTTTAGCTCTTTTTAACTCCTCTTCATACCCCTCTTTTATTGCCCTCTCGTAAGTCTTCATCTTAAACACACCAGTTAAAAGTTCTGTTTTTGTCACTTTTCTCTCTCTCAGAAAAGATAGAAGATTATGTAAAGCATGAACCTCAGAGATGTTTGTCTGAACTGGAAAATCAAAGGGCTCAAAGGCAACTGTGAAGGAGAAAGAAGACAAGTTCACCTTATGAATACAGTGCAACCACCCCTGCTTTTGGCCTGTTTTTGTAATATATAGAAACCAAGGGGGCTTTGGTGGTTGGAGGAGAAGCTCCATAATCTCATCTCTTTTTATGAATTTCACTCCACTCTTTGTAGCCACCCAACTCTTTTTCCTGAAGGACTGTTTAGAGAAAAAAGCATAACAATACCTACACATACAATCCCCAAATGAAAAATAACACCACCCCATAAAATTATCAGAAACCTTGATATCAAACATCTCATCTACTTCCTTCCCACACCAAACACAAACCCCCTTTCCTTTTCTTCCCTTGGGAGGAGGGAAAATATGAGTGCATAGTTCAGAAAGGGTTATAGCTTTAGCCTTATCCGCCCCCATAGCCCTTTACCACTTAAATGCATTCTCTATTATTCGCACTCTCGTTACCAATTTGGGATATTCCTCTTTAAACAAAGCTATTGCCTCATAAGTCATCAAGAAACGGTTTAATCTCTCTACATCTTCCAATTTAATAGAGCTACGAACCAAGGCAATAATTGAATGAACTTGGCCAGCAATCATTAACCAATACTCTTTATCTGGTTTTGTCTGATTTACCTTGTTTCCCATAGTTTGCCCCTTTCACATAACTTTTCACTAATTCTATTTGATATAAATAACATTTTACATTCGCTTTCAGCTTCTTTGTAAAGTTTAGCTACCAACTCTATTTTCTCTAATTCCCTATCTCCTGCATGTTCAAATCCCAAGTCTTGATTATCCAAAAAATTCCTATAAGTTTGATAAGCATCATCCAAATTATCAGATATTACATACACAGTTTTGTATCGCTTACCACAAAACCCCTTAACTGTTACTTTAAAAAGACAAAGTGTATTCATTTACTATCCTCCCCTTTACTGCCTTTTTTACTTTCCCTCACCCACTCTTTAAGAGCCTTTCCAAGTGCATTTATAATTGCACGATCACGATAAACTTTATGCTCATCTTCCCCTGTATAATAATATCTTATTTCTCTAGCTTTTCTCTTTCTTTTAGCCATCGGTTAGTCTCCTTTCATCTAGCCACTTTAAAATCACCCCCCTATTCTCTTTTATCCATTCTTTGAAAACATTTATGACTGCCTCCACGCCATCATTCAAAAGTAAGCTCTCATCCTCATCCCAATAAGACAAAGCATTTCTAATTTTCTCCTTCAAAGCCTCATCGAACATCTCCCTTTCCCAACATTGTTTTTCTACATTCCATAATTTTCTATGTTTCTTCCACATATAAAACACTAACCACAACTTTTCTCCATTCAGACTGACGTCTCCACTACTACTCTCATAATTATATTTATACCTAAGCTGGGTAATCTCCTCCAATAAGGCAGGTTTTATATCATCAGCTATCCCTAACATTTCTTGTAATTGGCTTTGAGTTGGGAGCCAATAAACTTTTGAGATATAATGTTGATAAAAATCGTTTGGGTTATCAGCGTCAGTACCAACAAGGTAAAAATAATCAGGATTGTCCCCCCTTACTAAACAGATTATACATATACTATCATTCTGGATGTCTATAACCCAATCTCCGGCTCTAGGTTTCCAGATTTTCTGTATCTCCCCTGCTTTTTGGCACATCTCCAAATACTCTTTGTCATGTTTTTCCATTTCTACCTCCTAAAATCTCTCCCAAACTATCTTAGCCCTTCCCTCACCAAGTTTGCTTAAATGATGGACAATTTCTTCCTCTGCTTGTTTCAGTTCTAAATCAGATATTGGGACATATTCAATCTTAAATTCCTTTCCTTCCTCTTTAGCAATCTCATTAAAATAGTGTAATGCCAATGCTGCTCCATCCCGTCTCAATGGTGCAAGCATACTGGCCTTTGAAAGAGCGCACACAATCTCTGCTTTTGTGGGTGGTTGCATTAGGCCAAAGATTTGCTTTTTACTCCACCTTTTTCCAACTTTTTTCAGTCTGTCTGCAATCTCTTTGCAGTGAGAACGGAAAATCCAAGGTGCAAAATCAGGTTCAATGAGCCTTGTACGAAAAGCTAAAAAACACTTATCTACAAGAGGATAATCTTCTTTATATTTACCTATAACTTCCTCTGCAATCTTTATCTGGGCAAAGACTGCTGCACCATAATTAAGAAAATCATCACTAATGAGATTATTTATTAGATTTAATTTTCCATCTTCTCTCTTCTCTATCATAATAATACCCCTGTTTATTTAAATATTGTAATAAACAAGAAACGGAGAGTTTACAAATTTTACTGAATTTTGTTACACTATATTGTTTCAAAACTGCTTCTATCCCACCATATTTCTCAAATGCCTCGCTTGCTAATCCATATGGTGCGTTGTTGTATATTCTGGGTTTAATTTCAATGCCTAATTCTTTAAGTCCTTCTTGTATTGTATGATAATCAAATCCCCATCGCTTCCCCATTTCTATTGTGCCTTTTTCTTTGTATTGTTCCCTTAATCCTTCCCTTACTCTTTCAGCATCACACTGGTAATAATAAAAAACATTCCAAAGGAAAGACCCATTAGAGCATCCAGATAAAGCACGGGCAACTGCACTTTTAACTTTTTCAGCAAGAGTAGGGCTAAGTTTATCAGCCCATTCAAATAATTCTTTGCCTTCTTTATTTGAGATAAATAATCTAAGTTCCTTTCCATGATACTTACTCATTTTTTATCATCTCCACTCTTAAACCAAATCCTCTTTTGGGTATCCATTTACTTCCTATAAATTTCTTTATCTTTACCGCTCTTGGCGTTTCCTCTATAACTTTTACCTCTTTAGTTATAAACCACAAGCCAAGATTAAAATCTTTTTCCCAAATTAATGCTCTTTTTTTCATTTTCAATTCCTCTCTATTGTCCGAGCCCGTATTCTGTAATGGGTGAAAAAGGTCTATACTCAACTTTATTTTTCCTCTCCCAATCTTCATTTACAAGCAACTGCAATGCCCTAACAGTTTTTGAATTTTTAAACTTTACAGGCTTTTTCCTTCTGCTAGCATATCTTATGTATTGATTTAGCCAACACCTCACGCAATATTTACTTTTTGGAATAGCAGGTTTTCCACAGATGATACACCTGCCCTCTTCCAACATTTTCCTCTGCCATTTAAGTTGGCGTGAGATAATTTCTTTCATAATGGCCTCCATAATTTCTTTAATATATATAATTAGTGCTTCTTGCCCTCGTGCTATTGATACCATCTTCCCTATAATAAATTGGACGAGTTACATTTCTACATCTTCTCCGAGGAGAAATTGGCATACCATACGCTTCAAGAATAGCTTCATTCATTTTATGGCACATACTATCAATTCTTTCACATATCCTGTCTGTAATATCTCCTATATCTTCAACGATGTCCTTTATCTCTCTATTGTTTTCATTACCTTTGTTTTTAGCAGTCTCATTCTTTGTAGCCATAATCTGTTTAATCTCTCTAAGTTCTTTCAAAATTTTATTATACTGCTTTTTAGTAAGTTCTTTCATGGTTGCCTCCTATAATATTCTCTCTTAGCAAGCTCAACTACTAACTGTGTAAATTTCTTTTCAAAATTCTCTATGAATTCTTTTATTTCAGCCATATCTTTTTTAAATTCTTCAAATTCTTTTCTAATTTCTTCATTTGAATATTGATTGTTATCTAATCCAGAAGCTTGCATTATTTCCTCTTCAATTTTGTCACATTCCTTTTCAATATCCATTTCTTGCCTCCTATAATCATTAACAATTTAATTATTAACAACTCAACATACTTATTCCACACTTTTTTCCTTCTAAGATGATGATAACAAACTGTGCATAATCCCGCACTATGATGCTTTCTCAATCTTTTACAACGGGTGCAAATCACTTTATTGCCTCTTGTCACTTCTCTTATCCCATATTTAATCTTTTTGTCTCGCTTGAGGTATCCATAACAATGAACGCATAGCCCCTTACTTTTATGAATACGCATTTGTCCGCACCTCTTGCAAATAATAAAACGGATATGCCTTCTTCTAGGGTCATTAAAAAGAACTTCCTTGAAATAGTATTGAGGCTCACCAAGTAATATGGCAAAGAGATATGTTTCACTCTCAATCAATCTAGGTATCAATGCCAATTTATCATCAAATGACATCTTTTTAATCTTATCAACCATCTCGTTTATCAGCGTCACTTTGTTATGTTTTCTCGTATTCATTCCGATAAATTTAATTTTCACCCATAATTCTTCAATCTCCCCTCTAATCCTCTTTTCCAATACCCAATCTAGTTGCCTCTCAGTAAAGCATATTCTTGCTGTACCCAAATCAATGGGTGTATCAACAAGCTGTATTGAAGGTTGGGGGTAAATCATTGCTTACCAGATGTATTCACCTGCTATATTAACTAGAGTAAGAAACACATCATCCTTCACCTTTTCTCTCGGGTCTAATTTTTCATAGGGAACAAGGTCTGGATGTATTTTTCTGTCTGGGTCATACTCTTTACCAAATATCCATCCCATTTCTTCATACTTCTTCATCCAAGAATCATGTGCGGTTCTAGGGTCAGAAAATACTCGTTTCCCTGTAATTAAATCATCCACAAGCTCAATAAATTGTGACTTAAATTCTTCCTCTCGTTCATTCCAAGGTTCAGGAATTACTGGACAATTAAGCATTCTTGCATGTAATCTTGCTCCTTCATAGACAAAAATTGCCCTACGAATTGCTTTACTCATTTCTAATGCATCTTTTTTCATTTTATTTCCCCTTTTTATACTCTCTCTTTAACTTCTTATATTTCTGCCTTCTTGCATCTGCTATTATTGCCTATTTCAATGCTAGCTGTTATATTTGTAGTATCAATATCATATATAGTAACAACGTTTACATTATTCTTTGGTTCAGGAATATCCAATCCTCTTTCAAGGCTAACTTCTATCCATGCTCTTTTTGCTTCTTGTAATTTTTTTAGAGCCTCCTTTCTAGTCCTACCTTCAGCTCCACAACCAGGCAACTCAGGTATTTCTGCACCAAAATATTCTTTGCCATTGTATTCAATGTATTTGAATATTCTGATAGTATAAGGCAAATTTAAATAGTATTTTAAATCTTTCTTCATGTTTTAACCTCATTCACTCTTTTATCCCACTCATCATTAAATATTTCATATAGCTTATTAAACATTTGGTGTGCCCATTCAAACAATCCTCGTTTTCTTAACTCCCCTTCCAGCTTTGTAGCATTATCATCATCAGGATAACTAAATATATACACATTCACCAAACCTTTATCATCATAGCTACTATAATCTATATTCATTTTCAAACCTCTCCTTCATGCCTCCCCCCTAAACTTAATCTGACCCATATACCCAAAACCCTTCTATGTTTTCAACAATAAGGGGCTCTGTCTCCTCAAGTTCCTTAGCCAAACGTGCATAATCATCTTGCCAATATCTGGATTCCTTCTTAAACTTTTTGAGGACGGCATCTACTGCGCTCTTTTTATCTGGAGCTAAGGCAAAAGCAATACCATCATCATATTGACTTAATGCCACCACTTTAGGCCATACATACAGTTTCATCTTAGGCATCTTCCTTCCCCTCCTTCTTTACCCTGCTAACCCCTTTTCTCATCTCCACCACAAACACCCTGTCAGCAGTGTCTGAAATAACCTCACGGGGAACACGCTCATCACTCACCATTAATATCTGGATACCAAGCTTCTGTGACATCTCCTGCAATAAAGCCAATGCCCTATAATTGGCCTCCTCACCCTTCAGGTGGGCAAAAGGTTCATCCAGTAAAAACACTGGCCTTGTCTTTCTATCTTGCCTCATAGCCCAGTAAGCCACCCGTAATCCCAGTGATGCAACATCCCTCACTCCACCCCCAACAAACTTCATGGAGTGTATTTCCATTCCATTTCTTGCCAGTAGAAGTTCTGCCTCAGTTTTCCCCCGCTTCTCCTGAAACCTAACCTTGAACTCATACGGGTAGTCAAAGACTGCAGCCAAAGCCAAACTAACCTGCTCAGCAAGATGATATTCAAGCTGTTTCTGGGTCTGCAACCCCACCACTTTTACTATCTCCAATGCCCGCTCATATCTGTCCAACAGTCTTTTCCTGGCTTTCAGCTCACTTGAGACCTCCTCTACCATCTGCTCCAGTTGTTGTCTCTTTCCCTTGTATTGTTCTAGTCTATTCCGAACAGTTGTAATCTCCTCCATTACCTTCTCACCTTTCTTATTTCACTGAACAATAAAGGGTAATCCCCCTTACTGGGTATGTTAACAATTGCTTGCCCATCCCCTACATGTTTTACTGTTCCGATTAGCCCTCTTATTTTTAATACTTTGGTAACTTTTGATGGAATAATTTTTACTTTATCCCCTGTTTTGAAAGCCATCTCTTCACTCCTCTATCTCATTAAACAACTCTTCTATCTTTTCTAACCCCTTGTAAATTTCCATCTCATACTCTCTTACTTCCCTTTCCAGCTCTTCCATTTTCGCCCTTGCCTCTTCTAGCGTCTTTACCCCATATTGCCTCTTCAGCATTTCCATTACACTTTTTAACTGACCCTGTAGCTCTGTCCTCTCTGCTTTTTTTCGCTCTAACTGTTCTTTTAGCCTTAGCAACTTTTGTCCTAGCTCTCTAGATGTTTCCATATTACCTCCCTTACTAACCTTGGTATCTTGTTTTCCTTAAAAAACTGCTCTAAATTAGCCCTAAAAGAAAACTGTACCCCCCACCCTACTCCCATATTCATCCTCTCTATATACGCCTCCATCCTCTTTTTTCTCTCTTCCATGGCAGCACGGTGGGTTAAATCAAATACCCCCTGCTCAATCGGATAATACACAGCCCTAACCCTATTTTGTTTGCCATAGTACAAATAACACCGTGGTTTATAGTCTGCCTTGTCTATGGACAGACGCATCATAGAACCAGGATTAACTAACAACCTACCCTCATGTTCCTCAACAAAAGCTGTATGGTTATGTCCAGTAAGGATTAATTTTGCATGGGGGAACAGTTCAAATAACTTCCTAGCCTCGTACCCCTCAGCACCAGGCCATGGAGGTTTCCCTGTAGGATATACTAAATCATGGATTATAACTATATCCCCATCCACCCTTCCCAACTTCTCCCCATAGGCAAACCCAGCAACAGTATACCCCTGCAAACAGGCTTCCCCACCACTACTTAACACAGCTACTCCCTTCCTCACCTTTTCTAACAATGCCAAGGATGATTTCTCATACAGCTTCATAGAGTGTTCAGGTAGGTCATGATTACCAGGGACGGTGATAAAAGGGGTAGGTAAAAGATGGTAGGCTAGTAGGGTAACCCACGGTGATGCTTTCCATCCATTGAACACATCCCCTGCATCAATAACTGGACATTTATATTTGGCTTGAAGTTCCTTTAAAAATTTGAGCTTTCTCTCTTGTGCAACTAGAAAATCATCAATGCGGGTGGATGGTGGGTTGTCCCAAAGGTGAATGTCTGCTGTTAAGATTGCTGTTACCAAATTTACCCCCCTCTATATTATTATACTCGCTCTTCCCTATTTCCTTAATGTCTTTTTTTCACTCTCATAGGGGCACCACAAAGTGGGCAGGTATCTGGGCATAAAGCATGAAACTCCTTACTTAGCCTGCTTGCCTCTCTTTCACATGTCTCAATTCTTTGTGTGATTTGTCTTCCTTTCCTTTCTAAATCCATCAACCTTTTGCTCTCTTCTTTTACCTCTACCCATGCCTGATATGCTTTCTCTGTCTCCTCAAACCGCTCTGTGATAATAGTTATCTTCTTTATTTTCCTTAGTTTTCTTTCTAATGTAATAGCATCCCTATACAACCCTCTTAGTTGCTCATATCGCCCTTTTACCCCTCTCCATTCCTCTGCCTGCTTTTCCACTTCGCTCAGCAACTTTAGACTCTGTTCTACCCCTTCTGTCTTATGCAACTGCTCTTCCAAATCTTCCCACTGTTCACACAGATCATCTAGTTCTGTTAGTTGCCTTTCCATCTCTTTCTTATCCTGTTCTAGCTGCTCCAGCCTTCCTATCTCCTTTTCCAACCTTGGCAACTCTGCATATTTATCCAGCTCCTTTTTGTATTCCTCCAGTCTTTCTTGGTCTGTCTGGTCTGCCTGTTGTAGCCGACGGTGTGTACTTCGTAGGCTGGAAGTAACTCGGTCAATGTCATCAATGGAGGCCGCCTTGTTTAGCATTTGTGCAACCTCCCCTGGGCTACTCATCAGAAGGAATGGTGGGTCAGCTTGGTTTTGTATATTGATACTGTCCATGTTCATAAGTATATTAACTTCTCCTGGTGGCTCAGAGCCAAACCCTTCTAACACTAGGGGGTCATCATCTTGGGCTGGGTAAATGAGGTATTGGTTCTTATTTTTATCTTTCTCTCGTACTACTTTACCACCTGGGTCTAAGGTCAGCTCTACCCTTGTTTTTCCGCCCCAATCACTTCTGAAAGCATCCCCTAGAGGCCTGTTAGTTATTACCCAGTTCACTGCATGGAAGATAGCTGATTTTCCTGCATCAGAAAGCCCAACAATGACATTTACCCCTTTTGAAAACTCTAGTGTAGTATTTTTATGGCTTTGAAAGTTTTGTATAGTAACAGATTTAATCATTTTTCCCCTCATCTCCATTTTTTTAGGAATAAAGCAAAAAACCTCTCTGCATCCATCACCACCACTGCACGCTCCCTATTCTTCTTACAAAACAACAACCAGTCCGTCCCCTCCATCTGGTTCTTCTTTACTTGTCGTATCCATGTTGGGATTGACCATGTCTCCTGCCATTTACACTCAACTGTAAAAGGAAAAACCTTAAGTACCTGTCCCTCCAGACGGACATCAGGCCCGCTTTGGCCCATAGGCCGTGGCTCAACTGGTTTGTCCTTTCCACAAGGAAAACCTGTTACTTTTGCTATCTGTTTTGCCACCCAAGATTGTAACCGCCTTGCTTTGGCCTTTGCAGACTGGGGGGTAATCTTTCTTTTTCTCATTTGTTTTTAATCTTTGATTCCATTTCCACCAGCTGTTTCTGGACATTTAAAAGCTGCTCACATACGCCTTCTATCCCCTTAACCCAATGAGGGGTACCATTTGTTTTTTCATATAGAACCCACAAAGTCTTTTTTATCTCATCTATTATGTGCTGAATCCGTAATAGTGCTAGGTGATAACTATACCTTACCCTCTCACCTTCGGTTTTCGGTTGACAGTGAATTGATTCTCTACCTCCATCCATATCTTAATTACCTCCTTCTTTAATTCTTCTTCCAACCCTTCCTCTTCGACAATTGCTATTGCCTCCTCAATCCTCTTTGCCAATTCTTTCCCCCCTACCTTATACACACTTTCCCCTAGTGTTGACTTAAGAAAACGGAGATTAGCACGGATGTCATCAATCCCATAGTCATATAAGATATACAATGGTGCAGTGTGGTAGGGTTTCCACACACTAGACTTAAACACCTCCACCTCTGTCTTTATCCCCACCACTCTGACGACTTCCTTGCCTCCAATCCTCTTCTTTTTTTTAATCTTTTCAGCATTAAGGCAACGCAGGCGGAGGCTAGAGTAGAAGCCAATTGCCTCCCCCCCTGGGCTCTTGTATTTTGGGCCAAAAGACCCTGCATCTATATTTTGACGGATTTGATTTGAGCAGACCATAAGGAAGCCTTTTTTAGCTAACTCTCTACATGTCAACCTGCATTGCTCACTAAACTCCCGCGCACGTCTCATCCCATATGAGTCCTTCCCCTCTTCTTCCATCTCTGTAGTGAGTGCTGCCAATGAGTCAGCAAAAATTCCATGTACTTTTCCCCTCGGTTTTGGGTCCCACTCTCTGATGGGTTTAAACACCTCACTGACAGTATCTGGTATCTGGTACTCAATCTCCTCCACATCTAACCCAAACAACCTGGCAAACTGTTTATTTAGGCGGGCTTCTGGGTCATGGAACATCACCTGCCCACCCTGCCTTTTTACATTCCCCGCTATCTCACACAACAAAACAGTCTTACCAGTGCTACTTGGCCCAAACACTTCTACCATTATCCCAGCAGGTATTCCCCCTCCATGCACCCTACCGCCTGAAATGGCTAGGTCTAAAAGAGTTGATCCAGTGCTAATTATCTTTTCTATATCCCCTTCATACTGGGGGGTTTTCCCCACAGGTTGTTGGGCATGTTTTTTCACTTGCTCAACTGTTAGGCTTTTTCTTTTTCTTTTTTTCACAATGCTTCCTCACCTTGCTTACTATTTGCTCTATAACTCTTTTGCTAATTCCCTTCCTACCCAACCTGTATCTAATACACTCCTCAAACACCCCAACCCTTACCCTCCCCTGCATCTCTTCCCATGTCCTACAAAGTGCCTCTACCATCTGGTCAATAGATGTCTTTATATTACTTCCCTCTTGTAGCCTCCTCTGTACAACCCCCTGCAAAGTCTCACCCTCAACCAGCGCAGTTAAGCGGAGACTATCAGACACCTCTACTGGGACAAAAGCCCCTATATATTTTCCTGTCAGATATGTGCTACTATCTCGTTTGGGTAAAACCAGCAGGATATCCCTATCCTCTTTCTTCTTTTTCTCTTTGTTCAAAGCAGTCATCAAATACCTCACAATCATCACAATCATCAAACTCTTCACAATCCTGCCCAAAGACATGGCCATATGGACACTTCTTAGACTTAGGCTTGCGGATTGTCTCTTCTCTCTCTATCTCTCTCTTAGTTTCTTTTGGTTTCCTATACCTACTAGGCTGAAGAGGTACATCCTCCTCTTCTTCTTTCTTGACCTCTTCCTGTCCCATTTCCTCTTCCTCTGTCGGCTCGCTATCCATATCAAACAACTTGGCTTCTATCTCCTTGTAGGGAAGGATGGTAAGAACCTCATCTAGGTTTGGTACCTGCTCTAGGATGTCTTCTGAATAAACACTATCCCGCTCTATAAAATCAATCCTAGATGTGTCAGCAAAGGTATTTTTCCCAAACTTCTCCTCACTAAACCGTATCCGCAAGGTATACCCCTCTTCTAAATCAGGAAACACCGCCCTGTCCTCATCCTCCTCCAACTCCTCATTCAATGCCTTCTGAAAACATGCTTGGCTGATGTCCCAGACATGTGGTTTCTCTTCATACTCTTTATGCCCTAGAGGGATCACCACATACAGGTTGCGGTCACTTGGTCTGAGTGCTCTCACCGCATCATCATCCCATTTACCCCCTTCTTTCAACAATCTTGCCCGATACTCACAAATTGGGCAGGGTTTACCAACACTGGTAGGGCAAACTATTGTCTCATTATTTATGCCAATATTACGGTGCAACTTGTAAGGGCGTTTATACCAAAGCTCCCCCTCCACAGCTATCCCCAGCTCCTCATCCCTATCAGGGTGATGTGGGTCAGTGACACGGTACGGTAAGAAGTCTAACTTAACCCTCGTGTTAGGCTCCTCCCTAAACATCCGTATCCCTTTAGGTAACTGAAGATGACCGTATTGAGACCGCTGGTTACGTTGCCTCTGTGCATCTGCAGCCACCCTGTCTCTGAATTTACTTCTCCTCTTCTTTCTCATCTTTGTCCTCCTTTATTAAATATTCCTGCAACTCCTTTCTTATATAGTTTTCAATAAGCAAACAGGTATCCATCGCCGCTCTCTCGGCAAGAGAGATTTCCCTAATCAACCCTCTGATTTCTGTAACTGCTCGTCTCACATCAGTAAAATTATCTATATGTTTTGTTTCTATCCACAATTTGTCAAATTCCACCATCCCCTTTAGCTTTCCTTCCTCATCAACATCAGCCCCTCTAACCACTTCCAAGGAACCCAAGGATTTAGGAACCTTAAATCTGACGTTCGTCTCCAACGCAATAGTCATTGAGACTTGTACTCCTTCTTCATTTCTCTCCAACTCAAATTCCTCTATCTTCATCCTTTTTCTCCTTGCCCATCTTTAAAATCACCCTATATGCCATTAATTTACCCAATGTAATATGTTTACTAAGCACATAGGCATAAAAAGGCAGACAGATAACCACTCCAACTACAATCAACCACCATTTCATTGTTTCTTTCTCCTCATAGCCCTAGCCACTTTTTGGTTGCTCTCTTTCTGTTTCTTTGCCCTTTCTTCTGCTAGATTTCGTGGCACAGAAGGTCCTGCAAAGTAAGAAAGGCCAAACAGCTTTACTAAGTTTTCCAACGCCATCTTCTTTGTATCCACTGCCCTCATTGCAGCTTTTGCAATATCACTCTCATGCTTAGCCTCAATGTAAGCCTCTTGGGCCTCTCTGTATTCTGGTTGCAGAATAATAGTATTTTGAACAGCCCCCTCAGTAATTTTAGCCAATCCATACTTATCAGGATTGCTCCGTATATCTTTATCTAGCTCTGCTTTCATCACCTCCACTAACTCCTTTGCCCTGTCTTTCCTCTCCTCCAAATCTGCTACCCACTTGGCATACTGGAGAGTTATCCTAGGCTGTTCTAACCATTCCACATCCAATGCCTGCTCATCTATGTTTATGTCTTTTTCAAAGTCCATTATTTATCCTCCCTGTCTATTTTGTTTAATATCCCCCCTCTCGCAATAGGGGGATTATCTTTATCTCTCCTTGGCTGAAAGACATATATTCATTTCTCACTAAATATATCAACATTTCAGCAAAAGCATTAGGAAGAGTAAATGCGCATCGGCTTAATGCCCCATAGGAAATACACCAACCATCATAAGTTCTATACAGATGCAATCTATGAACCTCAGCAGAAAGAACGCCTTTTCTCACATCTAAATAAAGCGGTAACCATTTACCCATTTCTGGGCAGGTAGGAGCTTTAACAATTTCTTCTATTACTTCATCTTTAATTGTAATATAGTTTTTCGCACTCAACCATATTCCATCTAACATAATTGCTAATACCCATTTAATAGGATATGTAGTTTTTACCCAGTGCCAGCCTTCCCTATTTTGAGGAAACCCTAATTCTTTTAGCCTCCTACTTAATTCCAGACTTGCTACTTCTTTTTCTGCCCAATCCATTTATTTATTCTCCTTGCTTTTCGTTTCCCTTCTACATTCCAAATAAGACTTACAAAAAAGGTCTAAAGCAAGCTTGTCTTGTTCACTTAAAAAATCTGCTTGAGCTAAGTCCCGTCCAAACTTTGGGTAGCTTAACTGGGTAAAACTGTCATCAAGATGCCTTCTCTTAGTTAAGTTGCTAGTAATAGAAAATATTGGCCTTCCATTTCCATCTTTGCGGAACTGCAGAGATAAAAGTGCGTCAGGATAGGCTTTGTATTTGTACCTATACTTTGGCCATTTCATTCTATTTATCTCCTTCAAATCTACAGTACTTGCCTGTACCCCATTTACCATCACGTTTATCCAGCCCAGTTTGGACTTCAATCTTACCTTCTTTGTTTATTTTCCACCCATCTTTTATAATAAGAGAGCTATCCTCTTCATTATTTATTGAATTCAATATTTCTTCCCTACATGCATTGTAACCATCTTTATATGCACAAATAACTCTGAATTGGAGGTCAGGATTCTTCACATCATCATTATCATAATGTTGTATATCAGGTACTAATGAACGAGCATAGGACTTAAAAAGCTTAGTAAGCTCTTCTATTTTTCTTAAATCTTCCTGTCCAGAAGAGTAGGAAGGTGTGATGGAGTAAATTATTTTTGCTATTTCTCTTTTAATTTTCATAATTTCCTCCTTTTTTTGTTATTTTTTCTTTTAATTTCTTTCAACTTCCACCCCCCATCACTACTGAATAACAAGCAAACACCAAACCTGCAAAACCGCTATTATAAAAAGGCTCAATAAACTCCTCCATAACCACCCCAGCCTGATTGTTTTCACCATTTAACAACACTGCTTGGCAATACCCCAACACTGCTCGCCTCACCCCCTCTGGGTCCTCTTCCTTCAGCCCTTTCAATATTTGCATCACTTTAGTCCATGGAGAGCCATCCAAAAGGGCACGGCATAGTTGAATAGTCTGCGACTGCTTCTCCGCTACCCTCTTAGCCACCTCAAGGCGTTTCTCTGGCAGGACGGCTAGCGTTTGTTCCAGTATTTGTAAAGCATTTCTCGGATGCCCTTGGCTGTCCTGTATTATTTGGTCATATACTTTCTTGCTTAACCTCTCCCCCTCTGCTTTTACCACCTTGTGTAACAAGCTTTTCATGTCCCTGTCACTGAGAGGTTTAACAGAAAACTCACTGCAACGCCCCCTGATAGTAGGGAGGAGTTTATGTGGGTCAGTGGTGCAGAGGATAAAGTAAACATGACGGGGAGTATCCTCAAGTGCCTTTAGTAATGCATTCTGGGCTTCCTTGGTTGTTTGGTGGACCTCGTCAAGAAGCCAAACTCTACACTTCCCCTGCAGCGGACGGTATTGCATATGTTCACGGATTTCCCTTATGGTGTCAATCCCACGGAAATCTGCCGTATCTAGTTCCCTGAAATCATTCCCTTCACACCCCAGTTTTCTGGCAATTATCCTTGCCAATGTAGTCTTTCCACATCCAGTTGGGCCATGAAGTAAGTATGAATGGGGAGGGTTGGGTTTGGCTAACAGCTCTTGTAGTGTCTCTAATGTTTGCTCATTCCCATATACTTCATCAAACTCTTTTGGCCTGTATTTTAAGTATAAAGCCATCTAAACTTCCCCCACTCTGTCAATATCTAGCTCTACTGTGACGTCCTCAACTCCCTTTAGAGAATTGTCATCCATTCTTTCTGAAATAGAATGCTTCTGCCAGGGATTACTAGAACAGAGGTGACGGGGTAGGCCATAGAAAGAAACATGAATGTTAGACACAGGTACTCCAGTCTTCTGCTGAAAATCATAGAATTTAGCACATAGGTATTCCTTTATCTCCTTTTCCAATTCTGTTTTTAACTCCACTAACCTCTCCACTGTTATCTTTCCCTCTTTGCCCATTATATCCTCCTTTATTTTTCAGCCATATCCTCATTTTTTCTTACTAACATGAGTAAAGTTAACTGTACCAGATTCATTATTTCTCTTAATTGCTCTTCATCTGAACCAAACATCCTGCTCTTCAGTACTTTACCTGAGATTTCTAATATCTTGTCACCATTCTCCTTGATTTCTTTGGTAATTAATTCCATGATTTCATTCAATAATGTCATTTTTGACATATACCTTAGCTCTTCTTCAAACTGAGAGTATACATTTTTGTGAAATTCCTGTATTGTTTTGAAGGTAAAACTACCTTCAATGATAATGCTTGGACCATTATCTCTAACATTCAAATCTAAATAATCATCTATTTTTTTACTCATAAGCTCTCCTTTATTTATTGAAATAATGTTTATTTTTCATTTCCCCATAAAATATCTATCTTTGGAGATAACTTAAAAGGTGATGCCCTCAAAGTCAGTTCCTCATACTTTATAAGAGCCAAAACAAGAGCCTGTCTTAATTCAAAAGGAGTAAATTGACAGTTCTCAACAAGTTTTAACATAGCATCAACCAATGTCCTAAACTCAGCATCATAAAGATACCTTTCTCTTGGGTCATCTTTCCTGATTGCCATTTTTTCATTACTCATAACTTCCTCCTTTAATCTTCTTTAATTCCATTGGATGCAGAAAGAATATGCTATCACCTATCTCTACTTTAATTGCAGTTGTTATGTTGGGAGAGGAAATAAATCCAATCACTTTTGCCCTTCTCCCCACAATATCATATATTTCCCCTAATAGACAAGGTAAAATTTCTACAATGTCACCTATTTCAAAATTTTGGGCACTCACTTATTTCTACCCCTCTATATTATTATACTCATTTTTCTCCATTTCCTTAATGACTTTCTTTCTTTGCCCAACAACCATCTACAGGATGTACTTCTATTTCTACTTTCAATGGAACAATTATCCATGAAAAAGCCTTGGGTAGCTCTACCGTGGTTACCCTCTCTACTGTCTTCTTTACATGTTCAAGTTCTTCTGGGTGGGTGTCAATCAGCATCTCATCATGTATCTCCCCGAATAATCTGCTATCCCACCCTTCCTCTTCACTTATCCTGCCAATTTCAATAAAAGACCACAACAAGCAGTGAAAAGCTGAGCCTTGTATGGGGATGTTTAATACTTCGTTTCTCCGCATCACCCCGCCACATCTAAATCCAGTAAACATCTCCACATAGCCCTTCTTTTGATATTCCCTCCAGGTTCTCTCTTTCCATTCTGTGTACCCTTTATACCTTACATTCCAAAACTGGTCTTCCACTGCCCGTACATGCTCAATAAATTTATCACAGCTTTTTATCTCACCTTTTTTATCCAACTTAACCAATCCTTTATCCTGAAGATGCACCAACCCTGGTGTGCCATCCCTGCGATATGCCACTTTCGCCCACTCTAACAGCCCCTGGGCGCAGTTCATATAATAATCTCCATAAAATTGGGGGAATACAAACCCGTTCTTCCCCCCTTGGCGGAAATTCTTTTCACCAGGGTGGTGTTTGTCTAGGCTATCTAACATATACAGCTCCATTGCCATATCCCTATGCATATCCCCATGGACAGCATCATAAATCAGCCGCTCATCCTTTGTGTAACAGCAGGCAACCATCACCTCTATCCCACTGAAATCAGGGGCTAATATCAAGTGCCCTGGCCGTGGGTATATAGCCCCTCGGCATATTTTCATTGCCTCTCTATCCCGATTAGGTATATTTTGGAAATTAGGGGAAGAGCTAGAGCTACGGTAGCTACGCACTGTGTGCAGGTCAAAATGGGGATGCATCCAGCCCCCTACTTGTTCTCTCAGAAAAGCCTCTAGGTAGGTGTCTCGGATTTTTTTCAGTCTACGGATCTGCAATATCAAACCCACCCCAGGGACATTTATCTTTTCCAATGCCTCATTATCTGTTGCACCAGCCCCTGTGGCAGTTAGCTTGGGTGGAGTTATTTTCATGACATGGTAAAGAATATGGGATAACTGCTGGTTGCTGTTCCAGTTCACCTTATCCCTAAATCTCTTTTTCCATAACTGAGCCAGTTTAGTCTCTTCCAGTTTATGTTGGTAGAAATTGACCTTTTTGGACAAAAGTCTCTTTTTTCGTTTACAATACTCTACATCCACCCTCATTCCAGCCCACTCTGCTCGCATTAATGCTAAAGCACCATTATGAAATAATCCATAACCTTTCTCATACTGTTTTATCTCTTTCATCTGTTTTATTGCTAGCTGGTAAGTAAACAAGCTATCCAGCCCACAATAGTTCATCAACTTAGTAAAGCCCACAGGAGACCTCACCAGCTCCATAATTCTATTCACTGAGTTAGCATTTTTGGGGTCTTTTCCCCTCAGGTATGGTGTAATCTCACTATCATAATCTGGTATCCCAAAACGGATATACACCTGAAACTTAAGCCCTGTTATATCTGGGCGGTTGTCTAAAACATGTGCAGCTATCATGCTATCCCATACCCACCCTCTTACCTCTATCCCATACATTACCTTCATCCATGTTCCTTCAAACTTCATATTATGTGCAATCTTTCCAATCCTCTTATCCTCTAGCAATTTTTTTAGAGCCTCTACATCAGCCCTCTCAATTGGTGCTGGGGTGACATAAACAATATCTGGGCTATTACAAAAAGACATGCAAACTACCTGATGGTTTTGTTTGTCATACGGCTTTATTCCAGTTGTCTCTATATCAAAGGCTAGGTATGGTGGGTTCATAGATGGAGTTTCTTTTCTCAGCTTTTCAAATAACGCCCTTGGTTGTTTTACTATTCTTACCTTTTCTCTTTCTTCAGTAAAAGTGGGGAAAGGGGTATGTATCATACCTAAAGCTCTCTCTAAATCCTGCCTCCATACTGTCCATGCCACATCCTCCCTCTCCTGCCTCATAACATAGCTGGGGTGGAAGACAGGGCAGACCCATGCATGCAGGTCTCTATCTGGTATACACCACCCCCTCCATTTCATTATCCCCCCTAAGTCCTTTTTCCATCTATGGCCTATTACACTCTGCACTGCTTCACCACCTAAGAGGACAATCACTTTGGGGTGGTTCTCCTTAATGGTTCTCAGCACTCGTGGACGGCAACAGTTAATCTCATTATTTGTGGGGGTTCTGTTATTGCCTTTTTTGTCTATTGGACGGCAGTTCACTGCATTAATGTTTAGGCAATCCCTGAACAAGGACACCCCTAGCTCTCTATATGCCTGTCTAAGCACCCGTCCAGCTCTCCCCTGCCAAGGCTTCCCTCTTCTATCTTCTACCTCACCAGGGCTTTGGCCTACATTTAGAATGCCTAGTTTAAAATGGCCGTATGGCTTTATCTGGGGGTTAGTTGCATTTTTATATAAGCCACAGGAAACACAGCCACCTCTAGTTTTTTCACTTACTAGGTTGAAAAAGCCCACTTGTATTCCTACTTTTTTGCTTTTCCTACAAGAAACCGCTCTATGAACTCATCCAACGCCAGTACACATTCCACCTCATCCCATATTCCTTCAGACTTTTCCATGAATTTCTTTAATGCATCTTCTTTACTGTCTGCTATTGCTACAGCTATATCCTCAAAATCCACATATACATAAATTTTTCCCTTCCTATTTTCCTCTATTGCCTTCTCCAGCGCATGTTTTATTCTTTCAACAGCCCAATCCTCACTATAAACATCCCAACCCCTAAACCACATTCTTTGATAAAGGGTTTGCAAAAGCTCATTAGCTATTCTTTCTAAAAAATCCCATTCTTTCATATTAGTCCCCTCTTGTTCTCTTTCTCTTCACTTCTCAGTTTCATATACGAAACTGTTCTATAAACTCATCCAATGTTTTTATGTCTTCTAGTCTAGCATTATATATCCCCCCAAACCTTTCCTTAATTTTCTCCTGTGCTTGTTCTTTGCTATCTGCTACCACCACAACAATGTCCTCATAGTTTTTGTATACGTAAACCCTCTCATAACCCATATCATTACACCTCCTTTGATTGGTTACTACACAAAAAAGGCCGCCTATGTCTCCTCCTTCTCAGACATCAATGCCACAATATGTATCCACTCTTCACTTCTAAATCCTGCTAGCCTATCAGTTACCTCAAGATAATTAGTCTTCTCACATATATCAGCTAGATAATGAGGGTTAATACGAAACACTACTGTCTCCCCCTCATAGTCCACCTCATCCACTTCTTTAAACCATCCATTTACTCCCTCTGCCCTCACTTCCATCTTCCCTGACAATACAGACACTGTAACCCGTTCAGTCCCACTGTCACCAGCAAATATCATTGCTCGCTGGAGGATGTCAGGAAGGGTTTTTGGTAAAGTGATTTTTACCTTCTCTTTTTTTTGTTCAAACTGATGGATGACCTCTGAAAGATTAGGATATTGGACTTCTGTATAAGTCCTAGCACTAAACATACACTGGTTACCCAACCTAAAATGCACCCAGTTCTCCCCCACTGCTATCTCTTCCACTCCCCCCTCATTGGCAAATACTCCCTCCGCTGCATGGACAGGGAGTAAGAAAGAGGCAGGGAACGCATCAAGCCCCCCCACATTAACCCTGGTAAGACGGAAATTATCTGTGGACTCCACTGACCCCCCTTTTTTATTAACATAAATACAAGACAATTGTGGGGTGGTGATGTCTCTAGCACATGAAAAGAGGCAAAATTTAACTGCTTCTAAAAAGCCCTCTGGTATTTTCACCCAGCCCTTTATCTTGCTATAATCCAGAAGGGGGAGTTCTATCTCTGTTTGTAAAGGGATGCCTGCTTTAATTTTCCCATCAGACACCAACAGCTCTGTTTCAGTTGCCCTAAGCCTAATACGGTGGTCAGGTAGTTTACCAAGCAACTTATACAGTTGTTCTGCTCTCACTGCCCCCGTTATTCCTGTTTGTAGAGGGTGGGTAATGGTAATTTCATCATTGTAAGTAACCACTCTATCCCCTGTAAAAATAAAACAACCCATCTGCTCTATAAAACCTTTGTTTGACAGCCCTGGTCTAACAACCTCTAATGCTTTTAATAACTTTTCTCTTTCCATTTGTTCCTCCTTGTAAAAAATGGCCGTGCCTACAAAACCCACTCCCTAAACCCTGTCTGTAAACAGGGGAAGGAGGTGTAGTAGAGGAGGGAGGGTAAAACTCAGCACGGCCACATATACTACCCCTCTCACTTAAAAATCTCTTTTATTTTTTTAACATCACCTTTATAAAAAACCAAAACATTCTGGTGCATCTTGCCTACCTTCCTTGTGCTACTAAAGACCCTCCCTGCACGCACAGGAAGGCTACCCGGGGGTGTCACCAAAATCAACTCATTATAAAAATGCGCCCCACACTCTTCAAATGCCCGTATGGTATCACCCACAAAATCATGGTAAAACCCCTTTTTATCTCTATAGTTAGCTACCACAAAACAAGCAAAACGGTTCTGCCTTAGACAATGGCAAGCCTTATGGATTATACTACTGTAAGCCTCCAAAAACTTATCATAACTTTGTATATTACTAATATCACCTTCCAAGTCACTATACACTTCTAAATTACCATATGGTGGGCAGGTAAAGATAAAATCATACTTTACCCCCTTTTCTATCAGCCCATCTAACACCTTATTACTATCACCAACAATCCACTTTGGGTAATTCTCACCCACAACCTCCTCAAGTTTAGGTCTCATACCAACAACCCAAAACAGGTCTCCTTTTTCTACGAAGCCTAAACATTTAGCTTCATAAATTTTATCAAAATGAACACCCCACTTCTCATCCACTCTCTCCTCCTCATGATACTGCTTACCCACTCTGATGAGCTCAACATAGTCCTCCCAGCTTGGTGCAAATTTATCAAGCCTCCTTTCTGGGTTTGCACCTACTACAATACCTAATACTTTCTTTTTAATACCAAGTCTCTTTAACCCAGTAATAACCCCAGCCAAGCTCATACCTGAACCAACAGGGAGGACAATTTTATTGATTTTATCAAAAGGGAGGTTTTGCACCTGTTTTGCTGTCTCCTCAACTGCCTCCTCACACTCCATGCCAAAAGGGATATAGCAAAACTCTCTTTTCTTGGCAAACTCTACTGCTCTTGATATGAGGACACTGTTACGGCCTGGCATTACCTTATGTACTTTTGCTTTAAAATACCTTGCTATATTAATCATCTCTGTCTCTTCACCAGTTGGGACAAAACAATGGCAGGTTTTGCCTAGCCAATATGATAATGCAGAGACAATTGCTATCTGTGGGCTCTGCCTTGCACCAGCAGTTACAATAGTGTTGCTATCTGCCTTCTTCAACAAAGTGTACGCCGTCCTTACTTTCCCACCCCTCAAACCCAAAACATTAAAATAATCATCCCTTTTTAAGTAAACACCATCTATAATATATTGAACAGGTGTTAAGCTATCTACTCCATACCTTCCAAAAATCTCAACTGCCTGCTCTCTATTAGCCTGCACTTGCTCAGGGCAGATCTCACAGCCATAGTATTTATACCCCATACAAGAGGCCACCACACCACGCACTGACCCACCAGCAAAGGGGTCTAAGATGCCACCACCTTTAGGGCAAAACCAACTATACATTAGCTCACATAGGACAGGGTCAAATACACTAACCCCTCCTGCAGTTAAATTCACACAGAGCCCTTTTTCATGTGGTAGTTTTTTTCTTACCCACTCACGATTAGTATAAACTCTACATTCTCTTCCTACTTCCCCCTTAATCCCAAGTGCAAGCCATTGTTGTTTCCTCCTCTTCCACTCACCCGTGTAGGTGTGGAGGACAGAGAAGGGGGGGAGTAAAAACTGCCCAGCAAGCCCCCTCTGGTGTGGTTTTATGTCAAAAAACCCTTTATGGCCAAGCTCTCTCATATGCAGTTAGCTAGGAAGTAATAGTATATGTATATTTGCCTTTATCATTCACAGACAGGAGGCTAAGCGCCACCAATAACCCAATGTAATGCCTAACCTGATACACAGCTTCCTTTTCACTTCCACCATATACCTTTTTCATCCTCTCAATCATTTCCTTAGTGCTAAGTGGTTTCTTCCTTGTACTCCTTACTATCTCAGCCATCACCTGTGCCCGTGTTTTTTGCCCTTGTTGAGCTTTCTTTACCACCTGTAGCTTTGGTTTTGACATTTTTACCTTCTGTGGACTTTCCTCTTTCTTTTTCTCTTTCTTAACTGGTGCTGGGGGTTTACTTACTGGGGCGTCCTCTTTGCTCTCCTCTTGGGTCTTTTTCACCCCAATCCCTTCAGGCAAGTCCACCCCTAAGGCCTTTAACACCTTTATTGTTCTCTCCGTAAACTCATCCCCCTCCTCAATCAGCTCAGCAGCCTCCTCTACTTCACTTTTTAGCTCCTCTATACTTCCATCAACCTCAATTGGTGGCTCTAGTTGCATGTACTCTGTCATCTCTTTTGCCACATAAGCTAACTCTTCCTTCGTAATTTCTGTCTTTTTCATTTTTGCTCCTCCTTTATTCCTCTCCTCTATATTTATTATACTCGTTCTGCCCCATTTCCTTAATGATAAAATTTTCTATTTATAACTCTCCAAAAAAGCCCGCCCCATTCTCAAACACTGAAGCACCGTCACCTCATTAACAGGGCTAAACTCTCCTTCCCTCACTACTAGCTCATTTATCCGCATTATCCCTAACTCTTTCTCCCTTCCCTCTGGGTCTTGGTTTAGCCCATACATAGCTGTCACATGGGCATACTTACGCTTGTCCTCACTGAAGTTGGACAGCTGTAAACGGTTAGCTTTATAGCTTTCTGCATCTGCCTGTGTGGCTGTTAACACTAGACAATGTCTTTCCAAAGACAATGCCCGCAAGTTTTTCCAGATGTAGTCCTGTCGGTGGCGAAACTCCCTTACTGGTGCTGTTAAGAGATCCGCATAGTCAACACAAATCACATCAGGCACAAACCCCTCCTGCCTTTCCCATACATCAAGACACCTCTTCATCTCCGCTACTGTTAGTGTGTCTGCTGGATAGACCATCAGTTTAAAATGGCGTTTGTATTTAGTAAAAAACTTTTTTAGATGCTTCTTTGCCTCTTGCCCTGTCAGTGGCCTCTTTTTAGGCACACGCACCAACCAAATACTACCCACCCGCTCATCACATTTGCTACTATCACAAGGCTCATAGTCTGGGTTCTCTTTTACTATCTCTACCAGCTCATCATATTTCAACTGCCCCCTCAGATCTTTCACAGATGTATTAGGAAACACCTCAGCCAATGCACCAAAATTACAGTTACGGTCAGACCGCTGGCATTTGTCCAACTGGTTCTTAGCACAATCCCCCACAGGCTTATAAAACTCCTCACAATACCGCAGTCTATCTGATTTCTTAGCTATATAGATACATATCCGCCTCAGTATTTGTGGCTCAGACATATCCCCTGCTTCAAAAAAAGCCACATTACATTTTTGTCTCACTGCACGCATAGCTAGCTCTATTAACCACATGGTCTTCCCCCGCTTTTCAGGCCCCATCAATCCCACAAAGCCCCCTCTCACCAAATGGTCATTCCACATGTCCCCCAATGCACCAGGGTAGTTGATTAGATGCTGGAGTTCAGCATTAAACGCCCGTTCTACCCGCTCCTGTGCTTCCTCACTTGCTAAATCCAACCCGATGCTAACCTCATCTAACACAGTGGGTTTAAACTCTTGCGCCAGCTTCTCTGCCTCATCATACCGTCCCTGTTCAGTAAGCTGTTGTATCTGTTGGCTGTGGAGGCGGAGTTGTTGTGCTTTAAAATATTTTACTGTCTGGTCATAGAGGTAACCCGAGTTAAACTTCCCCTCCCTGTCATACTCCTCTGACAACCCTGGTAAAATCTCCTCCTCAAACTCCTCAGCTAAATCTTGGGGGATTTTTTTAGATGCCAGTTTGTCATAGAATATGGCTTCTATGTCTGTGTTGGGGGCTTTAGCATATTTGTTGAAATATTCCATACACCAAGTGCTGATAATTCGTGCAGCGTCTGAGGTGAAAAAAGCAGGGGACCAAATTCTGGACACCCTAGATAGGTAATCAGTGCTAACTATCATCCCAATCACTATCCGCCTCTCTATCATCCTATCAGGTTTTTGCATGCTCAGACCTCCTTAAGCCTCACGTGACAAAGCTCCCCACAACCTCTTTCGCATCTCCCTATCAAGAGGGTCTTCTTTATCTGGGTCCTGCTCAGGGTTGCCTTGGGTAGGATAGGGGTTCTGGACAAGTCCCCTCAACCATACAGCCTCCTCCTCAGTCAATTCCAAAATATACTTTCTTTCAATTTTTACTTCCATGAGATACCCCCCAGTCTAAAAAATTAAAAAGAAAAGCAATATCCACAAAATAAGTCCTAATAACCCACTTAATAATATTCCTTCAAATGCTTTCATCTATCCTTACCTCCTTTCAAGTTTTCTAAGAATTTTAACTCAGCCGTTGCCGCTTTTCGCATACCCTCAAGGTCTTCCTCTATACATGCTTTAACAAAATCCTTAAAAGGTGTTCCTCGACACTCTCCATTACCAGTCGCCTTTCTGACAGGACATTCAATACAACCACCATCATAATAATACATTTCACATAATGCACAATTATCTTCCCCCATCTCAATCTCTTTGTTAAATTCCTCAAATCTGGTAATCTTATTCAAATGCTTGACTACATCTCTCCACTTTCCAATGCTCAAATCAAGTGGGTCTTCGCCTGCCCACAATTTTTTAAGCATCTCCTCACGGGTCATACTCCTACCTCCCCACCTTCCTCCCTGTCACTGGGTGAAGGTCTAAATTGTTTTTTGCTTGTTGTTTACAAAAATGCTGAAACAGTTTGTGATGGATAGAGAACATCTGCAAAGTGGGATGTTCCACCCACTCCTGCCCCCCTAACCACCTCACATACTGGCACACTAAACTAAAAGGACTGGGCAGAAGCTCATATACTTTTTCCTCTACCCCCTTTTGTCTCTCACCAATCTCCTCAATCATCCTCACCAACTGCTCAGCCACCTCTACCCTCCTCACCCCATCACCCAGTATCTCCCGTGCTGGGGCAAGACACTCTTTGGGGAAGGCTCTACGGCAGTGTGTTTTGGGCTTACCTAGTCGGTCTAAAATCTCACTCAGACTAGCAGTGGTGGAGGGTTTGTTTTCTCTCTCATAACCCCCTTGACCTTGTTCCCTTTCCATTGCTGCTTCTAGACGAAGAAACTTATGGCGGAAACTCGCCCCACTTTCTACAACTGGGACATATTGTCCACCAATACTCCCTCCATACCAATCCAAAACTCTTTGGACACGCTCTCTATCTACCCCTTCTACCTTTACTAGTTTACGAAACTCTGTTGCCCAACTGTGGAGGCGGGTGGGGGGGATTTTAACTCTCTTTTTTGTTCTGATGATGGAAGCGAGTTGTTTAGCAAATGGAAGGAAAGATTTTGTTCTTTCTTTCACTGGGGGAAGCCCTTCTTTATCAAAATTGGAGGAGCCCCCAATTTGTTCTGTATTGGGGGAACCAAACCCAGTTTTTTCACTTTCAGACAATAATATACTTTTCTTCTTACTATTATTACTTCTTACTTTAGGTACTTCTTTATAAGTATCATGGTTTTTCCGATGCGTGTTTTTTCCGATACCGAATTTTTCCGATACGGTTGATTTTATGTGTTTTAGTATGTATTTGTTCGGTGGGAATCTACCTTTTTCTCTTGGTAATTCTGATTGTTTTTTTATTTCTATCCACCCACTGTCTTCAAGCATTTTTAGGTGTTTTCGTAAGGTATCAGTGGTACACCCCATTTCACTGGCGAGTGCATTGTTATAGAACTGCCATTCATCAGGTTTACTTGCTAGTAGTGCATACAGGTATTTCGCTGTTGGATTGAGAGAGGGGTCAGTTATGAGTGCATTAGGGATGATTGTGTAGTTGTCTTTTATCTTGTTTTTCAGTTCACTTCTCATGTCTTACTCCTTTCCTGCCCTTATTTTGGATATCCATATCTGGGCTTCCCATATCAGGGTTTTCTACTCCATTTGTAGAGGTTTGGCCCGCTTTCCATGCTTGGTTATCTCTCTCCATTTGGCTCGCTCATAATCCATGGTTTTCTTCATTACAGTGGCACGCTTTTTATCCATGGTTTTCTTCTGCCCTATGGTTCACTCAGTTTTATTGGTTGTCTCGCTATTTTTGGCTCGCTCCCCTTGATTGGTTTTCTTCGGATGTGTGACTCACTATTAACTAATGGTTGTCTTCTTGCTATTGGTTCGCTTTGTATTAATGGTTTTCTAGTCCGCGCTGGCTTATCCATTTTTAACCTGCTTTGTGTTTAATTTCAAGTTTTCCTTCAGCATAACTGGGGTGTACAGACAAACCTGATAATTTTCTCCACTTCACATACAGGTCAATTAGGAACATTTTTATCATATACCGCTTTGCCATGTTGTCTATATGCCCTTTACTTTTGTTTTTGTGCTTTGGGTGGTTTTGTAACCTATGTTTATAATCATCATAAAATTTGCGGTAAGGACTTTTCAGCTTAATGAATGATTTAGCGAGGACGCCTAGTAGTTTGCTTTTCAGAAATGGATTGTAAGTTAGTGATAACCTTTCTTTCTTTTCTCCATTTTTAGCAATATATTCAATTACTTTACAACATTTCTTGCTCATTCTCCTCCCCATCACTTCACCATCAGCAGTCACTACAACATCCAACCCAGCATATTTCCAGAGACTACTTACGTATTTTGCTTTGGTAATGTCAAACTCAGAGATTATTACCCCTGCCATTTGGGGGCCAACTCCTTTGACTTCTTTTAGGAAGCTGTTGTAGATGGGGATGTCTTCAAGGAGTTTTTTAAGAAATTTGATTTGTCTTTCTTCATCTTCACACAGGTGCAGGTATGCTGAGGAGAGAGCAAATTCTGTTTCAGTTGAGATAAGCCCTTTTTCTGTGCCTAGAATTCTACTTAAGTTTTTGATTAAGTTTTTTTCATGTAGCATTCCATCAACAATCCTTTTGTGCTCCTCTTTTAGGCGTTCTGTTAGCCACCCTATTGTTTTATCTTTTTCTTCACTAGGCTTAACACCAAGCTTGTTTAGATAGTGATTGTGTAATCTGTTTCCTATTTGTATCCTTATTTTTTGTAAATCATAAAGCCCCCTTACTGCTAGTCTAATTTCTTTTTTCATTTTGCCCCCCTTATTTCCCCACTTTCTTATTTCTCTCTGCCTCTAGCCCCCTCTGTAACAGGAAACGTAAGGTGGCAGAAAAGCCTTTTTTATGTCTTCTTGAATAGGTGGAGACCTGTTTGTAGGTTTTGTCATCTAACAGAAAGGTCACCATTCTGCTGATTTCCATCAATCTTTTTCTTCCCATTATTTACCTCCTCTATATTATTATACTCACTTTTCACCATTTCCTTAATAAATTTTTTACTAAATATCTTGCCTCCTCTTGCTTCATTCCCCCTGGGTCTCCTTCTATTTCTACGTTTTCTACCTCCACCCCCCTGAAAGCCAACTCTCCTACCAGCTTTTGTGCCTGTCGTTGTGCTTGTGGGTCATCATCAAAAACAATGAAAACTCGCTTGAAAAGTTTTGCTATCCACCTGATTTGTTTTTTAGTATATGATATCCCAAACACAGCAAAAGCCTCTTTCCCCAACCTCCATACATCCATTACCCCCTCTACACATATCCCCGCCCCACTGCTCCATGCCTCTTGTTTTCCATAGAGAATGGTCTGGTGGGGGATGGCTTCACGGGTTTTTGGGCAGGCTTTGTATTTTGGTTCTACCCCCTCTCTGATTGTACGGCCTTGGAAAGACACTAGCCTGTTATCCCAGTATATAGGGATGATTATGCGGTTTTTGTACTCTACCTTATCTAGCATGGCAGCAGGACCAGCCCCTTTCACCCCCCACTCCCTCTCTATCTTCTCAGGATCAAACCCCCGCTGTATCAAGTATTGCTTGTGATGATACATCAACTGTCCACAGTCAGAGGGTAGTTTGGTAGGTCTAATCTTGATTAGCTTGTTTGTATTTTGGGGGGATGGGTATCCACATCCATATTGTTTTTGGTACTGTTTGAAGAGCTTTTTTGCCTCTTGGGAGTCTACCCCAAGCACTTTTGCTAGGGCTACCCAGCGGGGTTTAGGACCGCACCGCCAACATGTCCATGTGTTGGTACTTAGATGCACCCCTAAATGCAGACCAGGGTTACCTGTGCAAAAAGGGCATGGCATGTTTGCCCACCCTGGCCTGCAGTGTTTGTGTCCAGTGGTTTGGAAAGGAACATGGTAGTCTTGTAGTAGTTGTTCAAGTGCCGTCATCCTTCCACCCTAGATAAACTCTGCATTATCAGGCAACTCTTCCCAGAACCTTTCAGGTATTTCCCCTTGATACCATAAGTCATTTGTTTCTATAATTTTCCCATTAAAAATTTTTATTTTGAAATGTCGCCCTCCAAATCCTTTGAAAGACCCTTTCCCGTTACCTATCCAGTAGTGGTGATGTTTGATTCTCACGCTTCTGGGGTCATTTGCTCTTTTGATGAGGCATAGCCAATGCCAACATTCAAAACAAATTTGTTCTTTTCTAAGCTTTTCCTTTACTTCAGTGACATATGTAGCAGGTTCTAGTTTCCCACAGATTTTGCAGACATGGTAATCTTCCTTCCAGACAGCATAGCACTCTTTACATAGGTCCCGTCCATTGACATAGAATGTGGCATTCGTTCTTTTTTTACATAGACTGCATATCATTTTTGTTTTTCCTCCTCTGTGCTTTTAATTTTTTGAAATATGTTTTAGCTACTTGACAATAGTTTGGATGGCAGAAAGTAGCACATAGGACTGCATCAACCCATTTGGAACCATCTGGCATTTCAATGATAGAGGGTGATTTGCAGTTTGGGGGTGGGTCAGGGACAAATCCCCCTAGTGTATATTTTCTTTCTCTTCTATTCTTTCTTATTCGTTCCATGCCCCTTCCTCCCTTACTGTAGCTGTTATTTCGGCCATGGTTTTTTGTATTTTTGCATACGTCCACCCCAGTTGTCTTAGTCGTTTTTTGAGCTTTGTCTTGGCTTTTTTGGGGGTCTCTATTGCCATTGCATACTCGTGTGGGGTGGAGAATATCATTTTGCATACCATTTTTGCTTCTGTGCTTAGCTGGTTTATGGTGGTAGTGAATAGTAGTCTTTCTTCTGGAGTAGGTAGAGGAGAGACTAGCAAGGCTGGGTTGAATTGTTCAAGGCTGGTCGCCTCGTCCTGTTCAGCTTTACAAAAATCAATCAATGCATTCTTTACCACTGCATACAGGTATGTTCCAAACTGAGCCCCATTTCCACGTTGGTATTTCTCTTTTGCAGTGAGGTAAGCTAGATAACCCACTGATAATAGGTCTTCAAAAGGTTGCCCAGTGGTGTGGGAAAAGCTCCATGCTAATTTTCTCAACATGTTTTGGTAACTTTCTATCATTTTTACCTCCTCTCTTTTTCTATTTGTCTAGGCCGTTTCCATGCTGTTCTTTTTGTTTCTATGTACTGTATTTTCACTAACCTATCACCCATTTTTTCCACTACTCTTGCTTTTCTTCCCTTGGCATAAACAGTACTTCCTATTCTTAGTTGTTCAAATTCTTTCCGTTTCATCGTTTACTCCTCCTCTGTCCAGTCAAAATCCCCCTCTTCTAATTCAATTCCTTCTTCCAGTTCTTGTTTTCTTACTTTTTCATATGCTTTTCTCCATCTCTCCTCTTCTTCTTTTGTTGGTGTTTCCTTCCATAAAAGGATATCTGTGTCTTTTATTGGGTTCATTCTCATTCACCTCCTTTCCTTTTTTCATAAGAGGCTAAGAGGGTAGTCAACAATGTCTCCTCTCCTACCTCTTGCCCATCTAGCACTCTCCCCAAAACTTTCTTTTTTATGTCCAGTAATTTTGCAATCTTCTCTTCTATTGTACCCCTAGCTAGCAAGTAGTAAATGTTAACTGCCTTTTTCTGACCAATCCTATGTGCCCTATCCTCTGCCTGCCCCAGCTCACCAGGTGTCCATGGCAGTTCAAGAAATACCACATTTGATGATGCGGTTAGAGTTAATCCCACTCCTGCAGCTTTTATATTACCAATGAAAAGCTTATAGTTGGGATTACTTTGGAAGGCTTGGACTGCCTCTTGCCTTTTCTCTTTTGTCACTGAGCCGTCTACTTTGACTGCTACCCCCTTGAACTCCTGCATGAGGGTGTTGATTGTATTTCTGTGGATGGCAAAAACAATTAGCTTATCTTCCACTTCTAAGAAATCTTTTATCCACTGTATACATTGGCTAATTTTACCTTTTAGGGCTATTTGTTTTAGGTATTCTATTTTAGCTAGAGCTTGGATTTTTACTCCCACCTTTGCTTTCCCTACAGATTGTATCCATGTAATGAAATCCCTTTCGGCTAATTTATATTCCTCCTTGTTGGTTAGTTCTATGGGTATGGCGGAGCGGATTTTACTGGGGAGTTCCTGCAATACTTCTTCCTTTCTCCGCCTAAGCATGATTGTTCGGGTAAGTAGCTGGTGTAGCTCTTCAGTATTGGATGCACCTTTGAAGTTCCACCCATATCCATTATGATGGGGATCACAATAGCGGTGTGCATATGTCCAGAAATCAGGGAATAGTGTGGGGTCTATAAGGTGGAGCGTATTAAAGAACTCTACTGGCCTGCTTGTAATGGGGGTGCCAGTTAGTCCAATAATGTGGGGGACATTTCTAGCTATGATGTTGACTGCTTTAGTCCTTTTTGCTTTTCTGTTTTTTGTGAGATGAGCCTCATCTAGTATTATTACTTGTGGATGGAGTTTTTGTATTTTCTCTGTCCATGCATGAAGGATGTCATAGTTGATGATAAGGATTTTTCCATGGATGAAACCTCCACTGGGCTTTGTCCCAGACAGCACTTGGGGGATATTTTCTGGCCTTCTTTCTATCCACCTCTGTATTTCTTCTTCCCAGTTTAGTTTTAAAGATGCTGGGCAGACAATTATGGCTGGTCTTTTTTCAGGATGAAGCTGTAACCAGGCTAGAGTTTCAACAGTTTTCCCCAATCCCATTTCATCCCCTATTAGTGCTCTGCCTTGCCTACTTTCTATGAAAGAAACGCCAATGTTTTGGAATGGGTATAACTCCCCCCTGAGGCCTGGGATGGTGGGGATTGGCTTAGGGGGGGTTGGATGTAGTTTGGATTGGAGGAAGTGTTCTAGTTTAGGGTCTAGCTGAAACCCCCACTCTTTGAGTTGTTGGGCTGATTTTACAGTGAGAGGGCATGACCAAAACCTCCCCTCTCTGTGATATCTGCGTCCCAGTAGAGTTTTCACCTTTTGCAGGGTATCTATTGTCTGCAGGGATTTGGGGTTGAAGGGGAATTGGATTTTGATTTTTTGTCCCATTAGACTTGCCCTCATTTTCCTTTCCTCCATATTACCCAGATGTTTGTCTTTACTGTGTACAAGATGGCTATCTTCTTTATTTTAGCTTTTTTACATCTCTGCCTGATAAAATATTGTGCCACCTCCATTGCTTCTACAGGGGGGAGATTAGGCTCAAGAGAGATAGCAGTTTTGTAGGTATTTCTAGTGATTTTTCTAGTGGAAACCCAGTTTGCTGGTTGTTTAGTGAGTGCTATTTGGGTATCTTGGGGTGGGGGGTCTATCTCTTGCCAGATGTGAAGGAATATGAAACTTGAGGCAATCCATAGAGCAGCTAGCAGGATGATTATGTCTATATATAGATTATGTAGTATTGGTTTCATGTTTTCCCCCTTTTACCAATTCCTGTTTTAGCCTTTTACATTGGTTGCATAGAGTGCTTTCAATCGCTTTCCTAAAGTTTTTATTTGCCATTAGTCGCCTCATTCCTTTGGCATGGGAACGGTGACCAAAACGGTTAAACCCTACTTTAGGTAGTTTCTTTTTGGGTGTTTTTTTATACATTGTTAACCTCCTTTTCATCTAAGCAAGCTAATGAACCTTTCATTTTTTGCTTATCTTTGGGTTTATTTTGTTGTTTTAATCCTATTGGTTTGTGGCATTTTTTGCATTTTTGAACCCACAAAGGACTTCCATAATAATAATCAATATGCCCACAATTTTTACATTTATAAGCTCCAGGCATTTTATACCTCCTTTTAATTGTTTATCCATTTTACTGTAATCCATCCAATCAACCAAATTGCTATTAAAAAGCCAAAGAAATCAATCATTTTTGTTTCCTCCTTGTTTCCTTTGCGATTTCATTTCTTCTTCTCCTTTTAAGAACACATTTTGTAAGATGTCCTCTTTTCCTAGTAGAAGGTTTTTTGCCAGTTGGATTGAATTTAGCTTGCCCAAACAGGATGTCATGATACTCAAAGAACCTTGTTAGTATTTGTTGGTATGTTCTGTAGTTCATTCAGACCTCCTTTCATAAGCAATATTGACTTCCTTAAAATAAAAACTACCTGTCCTGTTTCCACAATGCGGACACCAAATTGGCCCGCCTTCATCATAATGGCAATCAGAGATTTTTGGAGTTTTACCGCACCATTGGCAAGTAACTTTCCCATCCTTTATCTTTGTCTTAAAAATTGCCCATTGCAAGTTTAAAACTTGATTTAATCCACATTCGGTTGAGCTGCGCAGTTTGCAAACACTGCACGGCCAACCGTTTTTGCCTACATCTCGCATTGCCATTTTGGGCAGAGCATTTTTTGTTTCGTGGTCTCCTTCACAGGGTTCAAAACATGGAAACCTTAATAATCTTAACCTGTTCCATGCCTTACTTACAGGCATTAATTTTTCTAGCCTTTTTGCTTCTTTTTCCATTTCTGTCATTTGTCTTCCCTCCCTTTTTTAAACGTCATCTATCCGACAGGCTACAACAAGCTTGCCAAATTTAACTTTATATTTCCAAGATGAGCAATGTATAAAACCATCTCGGATTTTTCCTGTAAAGCTGTACCCCTTATATACCCACACCTCAATTGGTTTATAGGCTAGAGGTGCTTCACCGTCAGAGCAGTAGTGTTCATCTATAAAAGATAAAATAGTTTTACTTTCTCGGATATGAATACAAAAAGTAGCCATTTCAAGTCCCCCTTCGTTTCTTTATTATCTTCCCAAAATTAACTCTATTGCATCCCACCTCCGTCGCATTTCCCACAGTAGTTCTGGCTCGATTTTTTCCAGTTTGTATGGGGAAATTTCTATTCGTTCTCCGTCCTGGTAGTAACAGATTTCTTCATCACCATTTGCAAATTGGTGATATTTCCATGCCCTGTCTTTTTGGATTAGGCTTAGACAAGCCCTGTTTTTTACCCAATCTGCATCTAGTTGCCATCTATCTGCCATTCTTCTTCACCTCCCTTTGTCTTATTTCTTTGCATTTCTTTTCAATTTTGTCTTTTTCTTTTTGTAGAAAGGCAAGTTGTTTCCTTGTTATCCTATTATAGTAGTTCCACTGGAAGAGGATTGATTGGATGATGGGATTGTTGCTATATTTGAAGAACTCTATTATCTCTTCTTTACTCTTGTTTGCCATTCTACCCCCCCCCTTAATAGACTACTTCTACAAAGTTGATAAAAAGCCATTTAATATCGTTAAGCTCTTCCAAATCTAAAGTTCCATCTAATCTTAGAGTCTGATACCTAATAAATGCTATAGCTGCTTCAGGCGTGATTAGTAGTTTATGTCTTCTGGTAATTCCTCTGCTTTCTCTTTCAGATTTAAGGCCAATCCCAAAAAGTGGTTCAGCACATTCAATAGATGAAACTCTTATTTGCATTGCTTTCTTTACCAAATTTTTAAACTCTTTACTTGTCATCTTCTCCTCCTTTTTTTAAATCAATCAATTCCTTCATTTTTGATAGAGGATACCCGGCAAAGATGCCCAATCTTAGGACATCCCCTGGTTTGTTGATGAAAGCTAAATTAGCTTCCACCAATAGAATTTTGACCCCTTTATAGACGGCTGTTCTCATCCTCTTACCTCCTTTCTAATAGCTTGGTGAGTATTCTTCAGTAATTTTCCCGTCAGGATACACTACTTCATAAACTGTAATAACACCCAACTCCCCAAAGTCCTTTAGAAACTGTGGACAATGTCTTTTAACCTCCTCCCTATCGTCCCCATCTATGTGTCCTAAGACTTGGACTATTTGAGGCTTGCCTGTTTCTTTGGCCTTTTTCAATGCCTTTTTAAGTTTATTTTGATATTCTTCTGCTCTTTTCCTTTCTTTCTCTTTGACCTTTTCTACCAGAGGCTTAAAAATTTGTTCTTTCCAGACCCCCCATGGTGCAGTTATTTCTTTTATATAGCCTGTATCTTTTTCTTCCCCTATTAGAATTATTTTGACTTGAAAACCTTTTTGTTCCATTTGCTTTGTAACTTTTTCTACTTCTTCTTTTGAGTAATATCTTTTGAGGTTAAAATATTGTTCTGCAATTTTATCAGGGTCAGCCAGTAACCAGTAGTCATTCTCTTTTTTTATTCTTTCTTTTATTTCATCATCTGCTGATGCGTCCTTTGCCCAAAATCCAATAGTTCTGTACCAATCACCGTTGTAGTAGCGTAAAGTCAATGCTTTTTCAAATGCTTCATCAAAAGCTGCCTTTTGTTCTTGCTTTAAATGTTTTTGGATTTTCTCTAACTCATGACAGATATTATCAGGCAGGCTAATTCCACTTGCTTTTACACCATTAATTTTTTCAGGAAGTGGGAATATAAGGGCTTTTTTGTGGGGGGAGAACTTCCCCACTTCATATTTTTGCCCTGGGAAAGAGTAACATAATTCAAGCTGTCCACTTTCAGATAATTTGAGAGGCTCTATTTTTATTAAAACTTTTTTACCCTTTACCTCTTTTTCAATTTTGAATTCCATCCTCTTACCTCCTTCCTTTATTTTACCCTATTATATAATAGCTTTTTCAAAAAGTCAAGCCCTTTTTTGAAATTTTTTTAAATTTTTTTAAAATTTTCCCCCTTTATTTTTCCACCCCTTTTCCCTTATACTATATAAAGAGATGAGACGAACCCGATGGTGGCAAAAACGGGCAACCCATGCCCCCCTCTATCCAACCCCTACCCGACCCCCCAAATACCCTACCCCTGAATCGTTATGGCGGGCGGCCTGCCAGTATTTTAAATGGGTAGAGGATAACCCGTTGTATGAGGAGCAACTGGTGTTCCATAAAGGCCAAAAGGGAAGAGAGAAAATCCCCCGTCCACGGCCTTTCACTCTGGAGGGTTTCTGCACTTTTTTAGGTATGACAAAGCATTGGTGGTATTACACCCGACGGGTAAAGAAGGAGCGGGGGGAGGAGGGGTATCTGGCAGTGATGGATATGGTGGAACAAATACTATATCAACAAAGGTTTGAGGGCGCAGTGTTAGGGTTTTTTAACCCAGGTCTGGTGGCACGGAGCTTAGGGTTGAGGGAAGTGCATGAGCTGACGGGCCCACAAGGAGGACCATTAAAGGCAGAGCGAGTGATAGACCCAAGCAGGTTGACAGTGGAACAGCTACATCAGTTAGTGCAGGCCATAGAGCAGATTGAGCAGGCTGATGGGAAAGATAAGCAAGAGTAGCCGTCTGGGGTTTATCCGAAAGAAACACTATGAAGAACGAAAACAACAGTTTCAACAAGCTTATAAACTCTACGGTATGAGGAATGAACTGCGGGCAGAACTATGTCGGCGGGATTTCTTCTATTTTCTACAATACTTTTGGCCAGTAGTGAGCAACGACCCCCCAGTGTGGAACTGGCATATAAAATACCTATGCAGTGAACTTGCAAGGATGGCCAGACAGGTGGCTAACCGAGAGCCCAAACAGTATGACCTAGTAATAAATATCCCCCCAGGAACCACAAAATCAACCGTATGCAGTGTAATGCTTCCAGTCTGGTGTTGGGTAAATTGGTATTGGATGTGCTTTATAGTTGCCAGTTATAGCGGTGCATTGGCTTTGGAGCATGCAGAGAAAAGCCGTGATATAGTCCGTAGTGATAGGTTTAAGGCTCTTTTTCCCCACCTAAGTGTAAAAAAAGACAAGGATACTAAAAGCAATTTCCGTATAGTCCGCCACAGTAAAGGAGAAGTAGTAAGGCCAGGCGGTAACCGGTACTCCACATCTGTAGGGGGCACACTGACTGGGTTTCATGGACATATATTGATAGTGGATGACCCAGTAGACCCAAATAGGGCAGTGAGTGAGAAGGAACTGCAAAGTGCAAACCGGTGGATAGACCAGACGCTATCAACACGGAAGGCAGACAAGGAAGTGACCCCGGTGATACTCATTATGCAACGCCTCCACCAAAATGACCCCTCAGGACATATACTACGGAGCTGGAAGGGGGTGAGGCTGATATGTTTGCCGGGGGAGATACAGAACTACCGAGAGCAACTACAACCACCAGAGCTGTGCCGGTACTATGTGAATGGCTTGCTGGACCCAGTACGGATGCCGTGGAAGGTGCTAGAGGATATGCAGGCAGAGCTAGGCCAGTATGGTTATGCGGGGCAGGTAGGACAGCACCCTGTACCACCCGGCGGGGGGATGTTCAAAGTGGAGCATTTCCAAATAGCTACCCAGCTACCCTTGCCTATAGACATAGTAGAAACAGTGAGGTACTGGGATAAGGCAGGGACAGAGGGTGGTGGGGCATATACGGTGGGGGTAAAGATGTGTAAGTTGAATAATGGGAAGTTTATGGTATTGGATGTTAGGCGGGGGAGGTGGAGTAGTGATGAGAGGGAGAGGATAATCAGGGAGGTGGCTGAGGTGGATGGTAGTGGGTGTGTGGTGTATGTGGAGCAGGAGCCGGGGAGTGGGGGAAAGGAGAGCGCTGAGGGGACGGTGAGAAATCTTGCTGGGTTTCATGTTGAGATAGACCGACCCACTGGAAACAAGGTATACAGGGCTGACCCGTATAGCGTGCAGGTGAATGCAGGGAATGTAGTATTGTTACAGGGGGGATGGAACGAGGAGTTTATAGAGGAGCATCGGTTTTTCCCCCATGGGACATACAAAGACCAGGTAGATGCAGCAGCAGGGGCATTTAATGCATTGGCTAAGGGGGTGGGGTTGGAGCAGATAGTAATGAGTGAGAGGGGGAAGAGGGTGAGTAATTGGTGGCCTGATGGAGAGGAGGAATATTAGAGTTTAGGAGGAGCTAATGCTTAGCAAGTTTACTTTATTACATTATGCTAGGAAGCTTAATGGAGCTTTTGCTAAAAATGAGTATAAATACTGTGATAGAGTTTTTTCAAGGGTAGCAAGAGATTTGGCTATGAGGATTTATGGGGAGAAGTTTGGGGATTACAAGCTTGTCCTCCAGAATGCACGAGGGGATAAGTTGAAAGCAGACAGGAAGAATTTGCCTTTGGAAGTGCTTATGCCTGCTTATGGTTTTTTAGCTATGGCTTGGGCTTGTGATATTTACCAGAGGAAGGCTAGAGATAGAAGACGCCCTAGGATGGCTGGCCTATATAAGGAGTTTGAGGCTTTTCTTCTAGGCCAGTTGAAGTCCATAGAGGAAGAGGTACAGAAACATAAAGACTCTAAGTATGTCCAGAGACAATACAAGAAGCATAAAAAGTTTTGTGAAAGGGCTAAGGTGAGTAAGGATTATGACTCTAGGACAAATACTTTCAGGAAGAAAAATAGAGAGAGAGGGGGGTAAAAAATGGCAAGGATGAGTAAAGAGGATTTGTTTAATTTACACAAACAGAACATTGTGGACATTGCTAAAAAGCATGGGGTGATAATAGAGGATGAGGTAGTGGAGGAGATTGTGGGGTATCTTACATTGCGTATTGCACAGGTGATAAAAAAAGAGCGGAGGATTAGGGAACAGTATGAAAGAAGATAGAAGGGGGTATTGGTGTAGGCGGTATAGAGAGCAAGGCTGTAAAGCAGTAGGCCATTGCAAGCTGTCCTCAGCCCAGCTTACGGCCCAAACAACTAGACTGCAGAAGCAGTATGAGGGTTTGTTGCAGTTTTTGTTTCGTGACAGGGTAGTGTTGGATTTTGGTTGTGGTTGGGGTAGGTGGGCTGCCTTTCTGGCCTCTTTTTGTAAGCAAGTATATGGGGTAGATATAGTAGAGTGGGCTGTAAAGGAGGCTAAAAAAAGAGTGCCAAAAGGGATCTTTGCCCAGTATGATGGTTTGTGGCTTCCTTTTTCTGATGCTCAGTTTGGTGGTGTGTTCAGCTGGACGGTTCTTCAACATATCCCACCCTCATGTATAAGACAGGTAACCAGTGAGCTTGCTAGAGTATTAGCCCCAGATGGCTATTTAGTGCTGTATGAGAATACCAGTATTTGGTTGGAGGATAAAGAGCATATTTGGTATAGAGGGGTGGATAAGTATAAGCATCTGTTTTCCCCACTACACTGCATAATGGTTGAGGTGGTGGGGGATGTGGATGGAACAGGGGAGGAGCACAGTCTGATGGTGTTTTGGAAGGAGGGGAAGGGGGGATGAAAGAGGTATATGCGGTGGGGATGCCTAGAAGTGCCTCAGTGTATTTCCATGATGTGGTTAGGTATATTGCTGAGAGGGTAGGGGTAAGGGTACTAAATGATGCGATAGATGGCCATCAGCATTTACCCTATTCAAGCAGTTTAGGTTTGTGCAAGGATAGGCAGATATTTGGTATATACAGGGATATACGGGATGTGGTGGTGTCTGTTTATTTTTATGTCCGTGATATTCCCATCCATCCCTTGGACCTAGTAGTAAAGGGGAAGGGGCTAAAAGAGAGCATTGATATGTTGATTACTCACCCCAATTGCTTATCACGGTATGTTTGTTGGTTTTTGGGTTACTGGGGTAAACCTTTTGTACATTTAGTCTCTTATGAACAGGCTACAGGTCCCCATGCATCTATTACTTTTAGGCAGTTATTCGGGCATTTAGGGGTGGATGTCCCTTTGGATGTTGTGGATAGGGCTTTGCGGGCGAATATCTTGGAAAGTAGGTTGAGGAGGGACTGGGTACATGACAGGAAACTAGCTGATTTTAGGTATTACTTGACTACAGGTCAGATTGAAGAGATTGAGCAGTTGTACAGTGTGTTTTTTGAGTTGACGGGGTATAGGAGGATTTTTGGGGGGTGAAGATAGACTATAACAGTGTCTTTTTGAAGCAGACTGAGAAGGATAGAGAGATAGTGAGAGAAATAGAGAGTGTAGCAGTGGTGGATATAGGTGTTACCACATATAACCGTTGTAGTTTGTTGAGGAGGACTCTAGATAGCATATTTAGAAACACTACTGTACCTTTCCGTCTATTTGTAGTGGATGATTGTAGTAGCGATGGGACAGGGGATTATTTACGAAGGCTGTATGATGGTAGGCTTTGTGCTGTCATCCTGAATAAACGACGGCAGGGAGTGTGTTATGGGTTGAATGCATTGTATGGGGTGTCTGGTATGTTTGGGCAGTTTTATACCCCAGCTAAATATTTTGCTTACTTACAGGATGATGTGGAGGTAAAACGGGGGTGGATAAGGGTACTTATTGATGCATATGAGGAGCTACAGGAAAAATACCCCATAGGGTTTTTTGGTGGGTTTGATAGCCCAGAACACCACCCTGTAGATGCTATTTCATGGCGAGGCCGTCCAGTAGAGTTTAAAAAATTGGAAAGGGCTGCATGTTTGGTAGCAGAGAGGGGGTTTTGGGACAGTATTATGCCTATCCCCCGCCTAAACCCAGATGGCACAGAGCGGGGGATGCCCAGCAGGGGTAGAGGAAGCAGGGTGGACTACTACCTGATAGGTGACCATGAAAGGTGGTCAGCAAGAAACAGTTGTGTTAGGCAAGGTAAATACATAATGGTAGTGCCAGGGTTGGTCGTCCATATGGGGGAGGAGTCCCGCTATTCCACATGGAGGAGGGCTAGAGAGTGAGGATATGTACAGGGTTTCAGAATGGTCTAGGTAATTGGGTTTTATTTACCTCAGCGTTGAAGGCTCTTAAAATGTTATATCCTGATGCTACTCTTGATGTGGTGTTTGATGGGAGGTGGAAGGATAACCGTTCTGATGCAGTGATTGAAATGTGTAAAAAATGGCCTTTAGTTGATAATGTTAGGTTTTTCCCATGTTCGTTAGATGGATATGATTTGTTTTTCATAACTCAGTGGGGTGGTGGGGCAATCCATGAGGCCCTACTTAGCTTAACTACTCTTCCACAGAGACCCCCACGATGGGAAAGTGGAGAACATGAGGTGGAGTATTATATGAGCTATGTGTATGGACTGGGGTATAAAGGGGGGATACCTACTCCGTATATTCCCTTGGCTCAGGGGCCTATTTTGCCCAAGATGGGGACGAATGTCTGTTTGTGCAATGGGTCAGTAAACCGACCTGTTTGGCAAAAAAAGAAATGGCCATATTTCCCCCAGCTCGCACGGGCACTTGTAAAAGAATATGATGCAAGGGTGGTTTGGGTTGGGGGTGAGGAGGAATGGCTAGAGGGGCAGATGGTAATGGAAGCATGCGGGGGGAGGGGGGTAAACTACGCCGGCAGACTTACTATTTCAGAGACGGCAAAGGTAATTAGCCAATGTGATCTTGCAGTAATGAATGATAGTGGGTTGATGCATGTAGCTGATGCTTTAGGCATCCCTTTGATTACCTTGTTTGGCCCTACTCTCATCACAAAAAACCGACCATTTTTCACTAAAAAAGGCATTGTTCTAGGTAGTAGTTTGCCTTGTGCGCCCTGCCAGGGCAAAGACCTCTTTTTCTCTTGCTCTGATTATGAATGTATGAGGGGGATAAAGGTAGAGAGAGTAATGAAGGCAGTGGAGAGAGTGTTATGTTGCAAGTAGGGGTAGGGGATATGGTAGAAGAGCTGAAGGTGGATAGAGAGCTTATACAGGGGCTGTGTCAATGTGACCAGTTTAAGGAGTTCCTTACTACCCATTATTCACATATAGTCCTAGGTACCCCTGCATATCAATACCACCGGCTGGTTAGACTGGAAGACAGGGTGGTGTTGCATGAGTGGAAGGTTAGGAGGGGGGATGGAAGTAGATAGCCTGAATGAACAAATGAAACAGGTGCAGGAGGAGCTGAAAAGGTCCCAGTTTGAGGCTCTTTGGCCATTGGTAAAAGTGATGGTGGGTCATTTTCTCCACTCTGAGCATAAAGGCAAAGAGCAATACTGGGAGGATATGCAGGCTGAGGCTTCATTGCGTTTATGGCAGTTGGTGAAGGTGGGGAAGGTAGATGTGAATAGGCCAGCAGGGGATGTTGTGCAATACCTGTCCAAAATAATGCAGCGGGTATTGAGGGAGTTTTCTACTGATCCTGCTACTACTCAGGTGGAAAGTAGAGGGGAAGAGGGGAAGGTGGTGTCTATGCCCTCTTGGGTATCGGATGACCAATACCAAGCCCTTTTGTCTACCCTTACTGAAGGCCACCGTGCTATGGTTGTGTTGTCTCTTTTTAGTGGTTACTCACAGAAAGAGGTTGCAGCTATGATGCAGGTGTCTGAGGCCACAGTAAGCAATGTAGTTAGGCGGTTTAAGGCAGAGTTAAAGAAGTTGATGATGGAGAGTTAAATTTTGCAGTTAAATTGTCTTATTAACTAAATAGAAAGGAAAAGATGTCTATTTTTAGCCATATTAAAAAGATATTCCAAACCAATACTAGAGGGGCTCAGCTTGATAAGGAGTTGATGAGCAGGGAGACCCTGTTATACCCTACTGCTCTTTTTACCCCATATAACCCTGATACACTGGCAAGTAGAAAAGGTGGGTTGAGGATATATGACAAAATACGCAGAGATGACACGGTGAAGGGGTGCATGAACCTGCGTAAGTTTGCTGTGCTGTGTTCAGGTTGGGTAGTGGAGCCAGCTAGTGATGATGAGGCTGATATAGAAGTAGCTGAGTTTGTGAAGCATAATTTAGAAAGGGTAAAGGGGACGTTTGAAGATGTGCTGTTGAACATTATGACGGCGTTTGACTATGGGTTTAGTGTAAGTGAAAAGGTCTATACTTTGCTTCCAGATACAGGCCCCTATGGTGGAAAAGTAGGGGTCAAGGCAATAAAGACTAGGAAGCCTCATGGGGTGGATTTTGATGTGGATGAGTTTGGTAATTTACGAGAGAACGGAGTGTGGCAGGGCTTTGGTACACGGAAGCTACCTCCGAGTAAGTTTATTATCTACACATACCGCAAAGAGTTTGATAATTGGTATGGCATAAGTGATTTGCGGGAAGCCTACCGCTCGTGGTGGAGCAAGGATGTAATAATAAAGCTGTATAACATTTACTTGGAGCGGTACAGTATGCCACCTGCAGTGGGGACGTTGAAAAAGGCTTTGACTAAGAATGAAAGGACAACTCTAAAAAATATCCTAGATAACCTGCAAGCCAGAACCAGTATAGTGTTGCCTGATGGGGTAGAGTTGAACTTTCCAGAGGTGAGTGGACGGGGGGCATCCACATATAAGGATGCCATTGCTGTCCATGACATGGCTATTGCACGTAGCTTGTTAATACCAAATTTGTTAGGAGTAAGTGAGCAAGGACATTACGGTAGCTACAGTCAGGGAAAAGTTCATTTTGATGTATTCCTCCAAATTGTAGACAAACATAGGCGGGACTTGGAAGAGGTGTTGAATGAGCAGTTGATAAGGGAGTTGGTTAGTTTTAACTATGCAGTGGATAAATACCCCAAGTTTAAGTTTAGGCCAATGGATGAAGAGAAGCGACAGGCTATGGCCAAGTTGTTTATTGATGCAGTGGAGAAGGGGGTTATAGCACCTACACTTAAAGACGAAAACAAGCTGCGGCAGCACCTTGGTTGGCCTGAAAGAGAGGAGGAAGAGGGGGGAGGATATCAACTTAGGTCTTACACTACTTACTTCCGCCCCCTTAGCCCATATGAGAGAAAATGTCAGTTTGAACGGATACAAAGGTATCTTGACCAGTTGGATAGGAACAGCGTGGAGAAGATAACAGGGATAATAAAACAACAGAGGGACTGGCTGATTGATTTTGTGAGTAAGAGAATGGAGAAGGGAGAGTTGCATCCTACCTTGATACAAAAGCTGGAGTTGAAGTATGGTGGTAAGTTGCAAGAGGCTATCACTGAGATGCTCCGTCTGGCTTTTTACGAGGGAAGGAAAGAAGCGGAGAGGGAGATAGGGAAGAAGCACTACAAGCGACTCAACCCATTTGCCCCTACAGCGGCATTGGAATGGCTGAAAAGCAAAGGTATACAGACAAAGGAAATACTCAATTCCCAGCTCCGTTTTAAAGTGCAAAACATCCTGATGGAATCCCTTAAAAAAGGCGTACCACTAAAAGAAACCATACAAAAGATCCAACAGACCTACCAACCATATGTAGGCGATAAGACAGTGTTGGTGCCAGGGGCTGCTGCACCGTATAGGATTGAAACGTTGGTACGGACGAGTACCACAGCAGCGTATAACCATGGGCGAGTGTCCATGATGCAACAGGCTGGGGATTATGTCCCTGCAATGGAGTTCTCAGCTATACTGGACAGCAGGACAACTGAAATATGCAGGAAGGCTGATGGGAAAGTGATACCTAAGAATGACCCAGACATGGAGAGGTTTATCCCTCCACTGCACCACAACTGCTTTCTCTCCCCTAAAACCCCTGTGCTGACGGATAAAGGATATAAGCCAATTAAGGACATAAAGGTAGGGGATAAAGTATTGACTCATTTGGGCAGGTATATGCCTGTTACTTTTGTCCACCACCGCCAGTCCCCCACCACTTATAAGGGGCCAGTGTATAAGGTAATGCTAGGCATTGGTGAGGATACTATAACCCTACCCCCAGTTACCCCAGACCACCCAGTGCTGGCTACCCCTGGTTGGGTGCCGGTGAAGAGGCTAGAAGTGGGTGATAGGGTGACAGTGTGGAGGGATGGTGGGTTTGTGTCAGCAACAGTAATAGCCGTAGGGGTTACCCAGATGAAGTACCACCGGCGGTTATATAACCTGAGTGTGGGGGGAGATGAGAGCTATGTGGCTAATGGGGTAGTAGTTCACAATTGCCGTTCATTGCTAATTCCTGTGACTAGGGATGACATGATGACTCATCCCTTTACCCCTATTACTAGGCAGGAAAAGGATGAGTTGCTGGCATTGATACCAGAAGAGTTTGGGGGTAGAGTGGGGGGGCCTAGCACACAGGGGTGGAAGAGTGACCCAGTAGCTAGGCTGTTTCGTGATGAGGCAAATGCAGAGAAGTACTATCAGTATAAACAGGGGTATATAGATATATTTAGGCAGAGAGTGAAGCCAGGGGAGGAAGGTCCCAGAGTAGTGAGAAAATTGAAGAGGGTTTTGGATAGGCTTATTGATAAGGATGAATCACTGCTCAGGATGGAAAGGGTAATGCGGAAGTGGCAGGCTGATTCATTGAGTACTTATGGGACAGCTCTTCGGATGAGGGCATTCTCGCTGGAGAAGGGACTTCCCCGTGTGATTTATCCCTCTGATATTTCTAGAAGGGAGATGTTGCGAATTATAGACGAAATACTTACGGTGGATGACTATCTACGCCTACGTGCACTCAATCAAGCTTACATGGAAGTAATCAACCAAGGCGAGATAATACTATACCGTGGTACAGATGGAGGGAAGGGAAAGAGAATAAGAAAAGCTGTGCTAAAAGAGGGGAGGAAGAGGCTGAAGTATAGGATGGTGGATAATAGTTTGGCTGGGTATACAGATAAGTTGAAGGTGGCAGATTTTTTTGGTGCTGGAGAGGATGGAGTGACTGTACGAAGGAGGTTTGCTAGAGAGGAAGTAATAGTACATAGAAATCTATTGTCTGGGATAACTGGTAAGTATGCAGATGAGAGGGAGTGGATTCTTAGGGGGATAGATGATGTCTTGTCAGTGGTTGATGATATGCGGATGTTTAGGGCTGATGGGACTATGAAAGATTTTGGGGAGAAATTGTAAGAGATGAAAAGAATTGAACCTATTGTAAGGGATGAAGAGGGAAAGGTAGCCCAGATAAATTTATGTTGTGACGGGGCTAATGCAGATTGGTTACGTGCAGCTAGGCTAAAAAAGAAGAGTGAAGATGGGGATGAGGAGGCTAGGAAGGGGCTGGAAGAGTTGGAAAGTACCTCCATGTATGTGATGGATGAGGGGGATTAAATTTTGCGGTTAAATTGCCCTATAAAAAGATAAAAAGGGAGAGATAGAATGCCATGGAATAGGGAAGATGTAGAGAAACATATAAAAGGGTTAAGTGATAAACAGAAAGAGGTTTGGGTAAGAGTGGCCAATGGAGCACTTGATAGATGCCTGAAGCAGGGTAGGAAACAGGAGGAGTGTGAGGCTAGTGCTATACGGCAGGCTAATGCAGTGGCTAGAAAGGTGAATGCAGAGGTGGATGAGGTGCCCCATGTGGTGTTCAATGATGTAGGTGAGGTGGTGTTAGTGGAGTATGAAAACAAGGGAACACTAAAAGATGTAGAGGTTTTTGCTGCAGGGGAGTGGAATGGTGATAAATATACTGAGGCAGACCTAGATGAAATGGTACGGGCTTTTAAGGAGTTGAAAGGCAAGTGGAAACCAGTGGTGAAGCTAGGCCATAAAGCCCAACCTAAAGATGCCACAGAGCAACCGGCACTCGGTTTTGTTACAGAGCTGAAACGCAGGGGGAAGAAGCTATTGGCTACAATTAGTAATGTACCCAAAACACTTATGCAGGCAATTAAGAATGGGTTGTATGGAAGAAGGAGTGCAGAGGTGTTATGGAATTACAGGGATGAGGGAAAGAAATACCCCAGAGTGCTCAGTGCTGTGGCCATATTGGGTTCAAGTATCCCAGCAGTGACTACCTTAGCTGATATATCAAAGTTCCTCACCCAGCAGAATGAAAGTGGAGAGTTACATGTGTATGAGCTTGGTGAGGAGAGGAGGGAGTATATGATAGTGTGGAAAGAAAATTTAGAACATGTAGTGGCAGAGGTGCATCCTGAGAGTGCATTTGATATTACCACGTTGAAAGAAAATACCTTTAGTGGTGCTGAGGGTGTGCGGTATGTAGGGGGAGTGCTGAAAGAGGGACAGGATGAGCGGGTGTATATACAGAGCTGGTTATTTGACCGTAGGAAATGGACAATGGAGGAGGCAAAAAAGTGGTTAAATCCACCTCCATTACCACTTGGTGAAAGCAGACCATATACGGTGGAGGAATGGAGGGGGTTTGCTAAAGTAATGAAGACTGAAGATGGGGTACAGTATCCAAAGGAAGCCTATCTGTACGTACCAGACCCACAAAAACCCAGCACTTGGAAGTTACGGATTTGGGAAGACCCTGATAAGAAGGTGACTAGAACTCAGCTGGGTAGGGCTGTTGCAGCACTTAGCCCAGGTGGGTTTAGGGGAAGAAGGGTAGAGTTACCACCAGGCGAGACTAAAAAGGTCAAGCAAAAGCTGGTGGCTTTATATAGAAAGTTAGGGGTTCCAGATGAGGAAATCCCAAAACATTTATTTTCATTAAAGGAGGACGGAGAGATGACAGAGAAAGAATTTGCTGAGTTGATTAAGAGGAAGGATGAGGAAATTGCACAGCTTACTGATCAGGTAGAACAACTCAAGGAGGCACAGAGGAAGGCTACTGAGGAAGAGGCCAAAAAGCTTCAGCAAGAGCTTGAGGCAAAGGAGGCTGAAATCAGTGAGCTGAAAAAGTACAGGGATGAGGCAGAACAGCTACGGAAAAAGGCTGAAGAGGTAGAGGCAAAGAATAGGGAGTTGGAGTTGAAACAGAAGACGATGGAAGTCCAGACCTTTGTCAAAGACCTCAAGGCACAGGGCAAAGTTCTGCCAAGAGATGAGGAATTAATTACCCAACTACTTCTCTATGCACCTGAGAAAAAGGAATATCAGGTCAAGGATGAGAAGGGTGAGAGTAAAGAGGCTAGTCTTGCTGATATGATTAGGATTTACCTTACAAGGCAAGACCCAAAAGTCTCTTTTGCTGAGCAGTTGGGTAATATAAAAGGTGATGGCGAGTTTGCTAGCGTAGGACAAGAAGTGGATGCTAAGGTGAAGGCATATATGGCAGAGCATAAGGTGAAGTATGCAGAGGCATTTGAAGCAGTGTTGAAAGCTGACCCAGACTTGGCAAAGCGGTATGCAGAATTTAAAGAGTAGCAGGAGGTAAAGAGCGATGGCATATAGTGGAAATCCATACAAAGGCGGGCAGCCTTGCAATTTTACAGCCAAGGCTGAGAATGACCTGAGCGGGAAACAGTATTTCTTAGTGGAGATATCTGGGGATGCTCAGGTTGATGTAGTGGATGCAGCCCCCACTCAAGTGTGTGCTGGGGTATTACAGAATAAACCAGAGGCGGGACAGTTTGCTGAAGTTTGCCCTCTCGGTGTAACCCCAGTAAAGGTTGGGGGTGCAGTGACAGCTGGTGATAAAATCTACTGTGGTAGCGGCGGATGGGCATTAAGTTGTAGCACAACTGGAAGTGGAAAGAGAACAATTGGATGGGTAATTGAAGGTGCAAGTAGCGGTGGACAAGCAGTGGCTTTTATCCATTGTGCAAATGCAGTGGCAAATGTTACTAGCGTTCCATAAGGAGGTAAGTGAAAATGAGTGAAATGGGAAGAATATATACGGTGAAGATGTATGATATGAGCCCTGATGATGTACACATAGATGCAGCACTGAGTAATCTAGCAATAGATTACAGGCCACAGGGGTTTATTGCTGACCAGATTTTCCCCATTGTTCCAGTATCAAAGAAGAGTGACAACTTCTATGTGTTCAATCAGGGGGATAAGTTTAGGGAGACTAGGGATTACCGTGTACCTGGTCAACCCCCTAACATGGTTAGTTTTGATGTGAGCAGTGATGGGTATAACTGTGTTAATTATGCCTTGGGGACTTACATCACAGCTGAGGAGGCAGCTAATGCTGATGTGGCTATACGGTCTAGGCAGAGACGGGCTAATTTTATCACTGATTTGCTGTTAATTAACTATGAGTTGCGTGTAGCCCGTATGGTGACTAGCACAAGCAATGTGGGCACGTATACCACTACAGCTAGTGCTTGGGGCACAGATAATGCAGACCCCTATGAGGATGCGCAGGGTGATATAGCTATGCTGGAGGATATCAGTGGGTATAAGGCCAATTTGGTGGTATTTGGGAAGACAGCATGGCGGAAGTTTAGGGATAGTAAAGAGATAAGGGAACTTCTGTACCCACATGGTGGCGGTATTCCTAAGGTAGACCAAGTGGCCACTTTGCTTGAGGTAGATAAGGTATTGGTAGGTGGGGCATATTATAACACTGCTGCGAAAGGTGCTACCATGGCTCTTTCGCAGATATGGAACGACAGTGTGCTCTACGCCTACATTCCACCTAAACCAGCTATTGATGTTCCTAGTTTTGGATACAGCTTTAGGTGGACAGTCCCCAATATGCCTAATTGGGTTGTTAGGGTGTTCCCCTTTGACCCCAAGGCAGGCAGGCAGGACATCCATGTTGGTTACTATCAAGATGAGAAAATCATAGATAGTAACCTAGCTGTGTTGAGAGTGGGTGTTGGGAGTTCTCAATAGAGTGGTAGTGGTTAGAGGAGCAACTTGGATGAGAGTCTTTTTTGGCATGTGCATGCCGTTTTGTAGGGTAGGGGTTTTGCTCCTCGGCCTCTACCCTATTTTTTTAGTGAGAGAGGAGGTAGGTGAAGATGGGGATGGAAATTTTGTATTTACAGGCTGACTTGGCTAAATTACAGCGTCAGGTAGATGTGTTGGAGAAGAATTTAGATAGGGTGCTGGAGTACTTGAAAAAGAGTGGGGGAGAGCAGGTAGTGAGGGAGGTTCAGTTGGCTAGGCGACGGCTGAAAAAACAGGAAGAGGAGATAGCCAAGGAGAGCAGGGTAAAGTAATGAGATATAAGTTATGCTCAGTCTGTGGAAAGAAAATGATAAAGAAGTATAGGGGGTATGAGTTGACTTCTTACCCACCTCAGCGTCCTTGGGATTGGTGGTGTAAGTGTGGGCATGTAGAAGAAGGTGGGGTAGATAGAGGTATGACAAGTGGGGAGTTTTATGGGAGATTATGGGAAGAAGCAAATAGATAATATGGAAGAGAGGAGAGGAGCAAGGATATGAGGAGGAGCTATACTTTTGATATAGTGTTGGTGGTGCCAGGGATGGCATTTAGCGGTGATAGTTTGAATAAACATAGTCTTGGTGGGAGTGAAACATGTGGGTTGTGCCTGGCTAGGCATTTAGCACAGCTAGGGAACAGGGTGACGATGTTTTGTAATTGTGATGCCCCCCCTGCTAGTGGTGCTGGGGTTTACGATGGAGTGATATATAGGCCTCTGGCCCAAGCATCTAAATACATTACTAGCTTCCCACACGACATAACCATTGTCCAGCGGTGGCCTCAGGCTTTTGCTGGCAGAACTTGCAGCAGGTTGAATATATTGTGGAACCATGATTTGGCCCTAAAGAGAAACAAGGTTAGTGTGCACCAAGTAATGTGGAATGTAGACAGAGTGGTTACAGTGAGTCAATGGCATGCAGAGCAACAAAGGGAAGTATATGGATTACCAGAACAGGTATTTTGGCCAATACACAATGGAGTGTCAGTTGGGGAAATCCCATTTGGTGAAGGAGACCCATACAGGTTGCTTTACTGTGCTAGGCCAGAGCGTGGGTTGGTTAATCTAGTGGGGCCTGATGGGGTAATGGAGAAGTTGCTGAAGATAGAACCACGGTTTCATCTCTATGTGGCAGGGTATGATAATACAGTGCCTGAGATGAGGGGGCTGTATGAATATCTTTGGGGTAGGATTGAAGAGCTACCTAACTGTACCAACCTAGGCCATTTGAATAAACAGGAGCTTTATAAACAGTACCAGAGTGCAGGGATATATGCTTATTGTAGTGATTTTGAAGAGGTATTTTGCATTAGTGCAGTAGAGGCGATGGCAAGTGGTGCTGTTTTTGTTTGCAATGATGTAGGTGCACTGCGTGAGGTGCTGGGGGATTGTGGATATTTTGTATCAGGACAAGCCTCTACCCCAGATTATCAGGACAGGTTTATTAAGGCTCTTCTCTATTTGGTCAAGAACCCATCCAAGAGAAAACAACTTGCAGAGCGGGGAAGGAAGAGAGCAGAGGAGTTTGATTGGGGAAAGGTAGTAGAGCGGTGGATGGAGAAGTTCCATCAGTTTTTTTCTGAGCAGACACGAGATAAAGAAAGGCTGAAGAAGCATTTTATTTACTATGAGGACATAGAGGCTGCTAGGACCTTGATGGATGAAGAGGAAAGGGTAGAGCTTGATAAACAGTATCAGGGGGCTGCAGAGGGGGTAAAGCAGTTCTATACTGAGCAATTTCTAGAAGAGGGACCCACTGGTGTAAAAAGTATAGAAGAAGTAGAGGGGATGGCTAGCCCTGTGAGACTTCAGTTTTTGGTAGATTATCTGGAAGAGCATCCAGATATAAAAACAGTGGTGGATTTTGGGAGTGATATAGGGCAATACATTTTTAACCTAGCTAAACAGTTTCCCACTATACACTTCACTGGTGTGGAGGTAGTGCCAGAGAAGGTAGAGCTGGCAAAGAGGCTGAATAAATACAGCAATGTTAGCTTTGTAGTAGGGGATGAGAATAGCGCCCTTGGCCAATATGATTGTTTGGTAGCTTTTGAGATTTTGGAGCATTTTAGGCATCCATGGGTGGTAATGAGAAAAGTAGAAAAGTGGGTAAAGGAAGGTGGGCATGTGTTGATTAGTGTGCCATTTGGGTCTTGGGGTGCTTCTGGGGGTGAGTTGAAATATAAAGGACATTTTTGGCATTTTGACCGTCATGACCTACGGGACATGTTTGGTAAAAAACCAGAATATACAGTCAATGTAGGCCTAGCTGGCAATAGCCCTAGAGATGGTGAACCGTTGGGATGGCATTTTGTTACATATAGACAGAAGAGCAGTGTTGAAGTAGGACAGGTGGACATGGAGCGTAAGTGTTTTATACAACGGCCAAGGCAGACAATAGCAGCTTGTTTGATAGTAAAAGATGCTGAGGCGATGTTACACAGGGCATTGAAGAGTGTTAGTGCGTTTGATGAGATTATTGTGATGGATACGGGTAGCAGTGATAGCACGGTAGAGATAGCAAAACAATATACAGACAAAGTATACAAGGGTCCTGACTCATTGGAGGTAGGGTTTGATGTGGTGAGGAATGAGTGTATAAAACATGCTACTACTGATTTTATCCTCTGGATGGATGCAGATGAGGAGCTGATTGAGGCTAGAGACTTGTTTAAGTATTTACGTACTAATATGTATAATGGGTATGTAATAAAACAACATCATTTCAGCATCTTTCCTGAACATCCATTTAAGCCTGACCAGCCAGTGAGGGTGTTTAGGAATGGGCTGGGGATTAAATTCTGGGGTTGTATAACAGAGGATGCTTTGGTTGCCACCAATCCTGATTTTAAACCGATAAAAGAAATAAAGGTGGGTGATTGTGTTAGAACGCATGATGGTAGTTATCAGAGGGTGGAAAGGATTTGGTCTTATGATGTTGATGAGGAGTTTTTGGAGATAGTAGCGGTAGGGTCTCCTGAGCCATTAAGAATTAGTAAGTCCCATGAGGTTTTTGCAGTGCACACGAAGAAGTGCATTAATGATAGGAAGTATAATGTTAGGTGCAAGCCTATTTGTCGTATGAAAGGTAGGTGTAACCATCATTTTTTTGAGGATTATAAAATAGAAAAAGTGAAGGCTGGTGAATTGCAGGTGGGTGATTTGCTTTTATCCCCCCTCCCTAAATTGGTAAAAGATAGGGATGTGGTATGTTTGAGTGAGCATGCTAAGGAGGGCTCACATAAAGGTAGTGGTTCATGTGCAAGTTGGAAGTTGGTTGATGGTGTGTGGATTAAAAGGCAGAAGGGGAAAGTAAGTAAAGTGCCTGATGTGTTGTTGGTGGATGATAAGTTATTACGTTTGATTGGCTACTATATTAGTGATGGTTGTGTATCAGAAGGTGCTAAGATAGATTTTTCTTTTGGTTTACATGAAACTGAGTATGTGGAAGATGTTAAAGAGATAGCATCTTGTTGGGGTATGTCCAGTTGGTGTAGCTATCCTAAACAGTGTAGGGTGATTAGCGTTGTTATAGGTTGTAGACCTCTGGCAGAGTGGTTGAAGGGTGAAATTGGTAGTGGTGCTAGGAATAAGAAGGTTCCACAATGGGTGATGTTGTTGCCCGCTGAAAAACAGAGGGAGCTCTTGCGTGGTTTGTGGAGAGGAGATGGTTGTGTAGAGGGTTCTTTAGTGAGGTACACTACTGTTTCAAAAGTGTTGGCCTATCAGGTGAATGAGCTCCTTTTACGCCAAGGGTTTATGCCCAATTTTCGTTATAATAAGGCTGCAGGGACGTATGAAGTTTTTGCCCGTGTTAAGAGAAAACAGTTTTTAGATTGGGGGATGCCTAAGGAAGGCCCTATAGTACCTACACAGTCATGGAGTGATGGGGAATATCGGTATATGCGGATTAAAAGTATACGACCCATTCAGTATAGAGGTAAAGTGTATGACCTTACAGTTGCTAATAAACATTCATATGTAGTAAATGGGGTATCTGTTTCAAATTGTGTTCATGAACATCCACATCTACCAGGCAAGGAGGCTGTGGTGCCAGTAGTTTGTTTGGCTGATGTGGGGTTGGCTCATGATGGATATTTAAGTGAAGAGAGAAGACGGAGGAAGTTCTATCGTAATATCAACCTTGTGAAAAGAGACAGAGAGAAATACCCAGAACGGACATTGGGGAAGTACCTCATCATGAGGGACTGGGTCCACATGGCTCGGTACATATTGGAGGGGAACGGAAGGCAAGTGACCCCAGAGGTGGTAGAGCTATGTGAGAGGGCAGTGAAGATGTACCAAGAGAATTTTCTTGGCTCTGGTGACCATCTGGAGGAAGATGGGTTACCTTACTACACAGAGGCATTGACCATACTGGGTAGGGGGTTTGAGGTAGCTTGGGCATTGAAGGCGGATAGGGAAATAGACAGTAACCCCCCAGTTATGGTGGCTAGGTTTGCAAGCAGTGAGGATTTGATGAGATATTTGAGGAGCAGAGTTGAGGTGCAGACTAAAGATTTGGAGGGTAAGTATGCGTAAGAAAAAGAGAGACAGGTTATCATTGAAGGCTATTTGGTTAGTGGAGATTACTAGGGCTGATGGGAGAGTGGAGAGGAAGAGGTTCGAGAACCTGATTGTGGGTGATGGGATGGATTGGTTGGCTCAATACCTCACAAGTAACCCTGGCAGTGCAATGGCTTACACAGCAGTTGGGACTGGTGGAACTGACCCTACAGTGAATGATACGGCACTAGAGGGAGAGGTGGCACGGAACACTTTTGCCACTAATACTAGTAGTAATAATGTCTGGATTACAGTGACTACCTTTGCTGGTGCTGCTGATAGTATTACCTCGGTTGCCTTGACAGAGGCAGGTGTCTTCAATGCTGCTACAGGTGGGACGATGTTCCAACGGTTGACTGGGACGATTGCCACGCTGGGGAATAGTGACTTTTTGAAGCTGACCATTGAGACTACTATCGGTAGTAAAGGCTAGTGAGATGGAAAGTAGAAAGACATGCTGATGAGTGGTGGATTAGAATTAAGTATAATATGCTTCAGTTAAGAGAGACAGAGATAGTGGTTATAGAGGTGGAAGACTTGCTTTATGCTGGCTCAAATAAAAAGATAAAAAATAGAATGGTTAAATTATTCAGAAAAATATATGGTAAGGAGGTTCAAAAGTGAAAAAGTTAATTACTATCTTGGCTTTTGTGTTAATGCTTTTGCCCTTATTGGCTGGTGCTGTGGTTCATACTTACATTATCGTTCCAGAAGCTACAGCAATGGATTTCATAGCTCGGTGGGATTATGACTGCCCTGGCTGGGAAACTAAGTTTGTTTTGTATTTGAAAAATCCTGATGATACATGGACACAAATACAGGAGTTCACTTCTAAATGCAGTGATGGTGAAACAGGCACAAAAAGTTTTGAAGAGGCGTTTACTTATGATGTTATTTCGGTTGGACAAAACTATACATTTGGTTTAAGTGCAAAGAATGCAGATAATGAAAGTGATAAGGCAGAAGTAACAATTTATATTCCGTATCCAGTGCCTGAAGTTCCTCAAAGCTTTCAAGTGGAGGTTCAATAATGCCTGCTGAATTGCTTGTAAAAGCTTGTGATGCAACCCACAGCAATGAAGTAAAAGACTTGCGGGGTTGCTATAAAAAAGGTTATGTGGTTGTAATTAAGCCTGATGGTTGGAAATGGGGTAAGGAAGAACTAAACAAAGAAAAGTTCTATATTGTCCGAGTTAAGGATGCCAATCCTGAAGATTTGCAACATCTAATACAATTCCATGAAATAAACCTTGGCACTAGATACCATGCTGTATCAGACAAATTGGGTGTTTTTGTTACAAGCACAGATAAAGACCTTGCACAAAGTGAATGCCTGAAAAAGTGTAGATTGGTTGCTCAAGAGTTAAGCCATTTTGGAATAACAGTAAACGAGTCAGACTACAATATCAAAATAGAAGAAGAGCCTGAACTTCATACAATAGCACGAAGGCGGTATAAAGTTGATATTAGTGGAATAGAAGACGGTTTGAAGAAAGGCATAATTGAGGTAAGTGCAAAAGATTTAAAAATCATTGACCAGAGGCAATAATGGCGACTGAGAATGTTAAGATAGTTGACCCAGACAATGGCACGGGAACGGATTATACCAGCTTGAGTGCTTGGGAAGCAGGGGAGGAGAAGGATTTACAGCAGGCAGATGAAATAGCAGTTGCCAAATGTAGATGTTCAAGTGGAAGTGCAGACACCGACCCTATTACTATTGATGGTAGCTGGAATCCAGATGCTACTCGTTATATCAAAATCTGGACTGACCCAAGTGAAAATTATAGGCATGATGGGAAGTGGAATGATAGTAAGTATAGATTGGTCGCTACAGCAACACATTTATTAAGAATTTATGAAGCTTACACAAGAATTGAAGGTTTGCAAGTGTATAACACTAATACATCTACTTTGGCCAAGGATGGAATCAAGGTAACACCATCAAATAATAGTGATGAAGTCACTATTTCTCACTGTATTATAAGAGGAAATAACCCAACAGGAGATGCATATGGCCGTGGGATATATGAAAGTCAAGCTACCTTAAAGGCTTACAATAACATTATTTATGATTGGGGGCAAGGAACTACAGAAGCAAGAGGAATATATTTTTATGGTGTAAGCACTAATGCTTACATTTACAATAACACAATTCATAATTGTTACTATGGATTAAATCGTAGACACGGCACTGTTGTAGCAAAAAATAACATTACCCAAGATTGCACAGATGGTTTTTATGGAGATTTTGATGGTTCTTCTGATTATAATGTTTCAGACATCTCTGGTGATGCTCCAGGCGCGAATAGTAAAACCTGCACAGTTTCTTTTGTTGATGAGGCTAATGATGATTTTCATCTTGCCTCTAGTGATACTTGTGCAAAGGATGCAGGTGTAGATTTATCCTCTGACCCAAATTTAGCATTCAATGATGATATAGATGGCGAGACTAGGAGCGGAAGTTGGGATATTGGAGCGGATGAGTATGTGGCGGCTGGAGGACAGGTGTTTTCTGTTACCTTGCAAGACTCGCTAAGCCTTTCTGACAGTAGAGGGGCTATGCAGGACAAGGTGATGGCTGAGAGCTTGGCTTTGTCTGATAGAAAGCGGAAGGAGTTGGAGAAATGCTTCTTAGCTTCTTTAAGCATATCTGACAGAAAGAGAAAAGAGCTAGAAAAGCATTTTCTGGATTCTTTGAGCTTGTCTGATACTCACTTTAAATCATGCCTCTTCCACCGATTGTTTACTGATTTGGTTACCATTACTGACACTGCTGTAAAAACACTTGATAAAAGCCTCCAAGACCAACTGGATATAAGTGATAAACTGGTCAAGACTTTGAGCAAAATATTTACTACTTCCATCACTTTGACAGACACATTCATCGCAGAAATTATATCTGGGGTGGTTGAGAAGGTGTTCCAAGACACTTTGTTGTTATCAGACCTGAAAAAAATTGACTTAGATAAGAAGATTACAGACATGCTGTTGTTGTCTGATATGAAAAGAACGGATTTAGACAAGAGAGTGGCTGATACATTATCACTGTCAGATGCTAGAAGGATAGATTTAGACAAAAGGGTAAGGGATATCCTGTCATTATCAGACATTAAGAAGCTGGATTTGGATAAAAAACTTGCAGATACTTTACCATTGTCAGATACCTATATTGCTCAGATAACAGGGATTTTAACAAAGGTGTTGGTAGATAGTTTGATTTTGACTGATAGGAGTAAAAAAGAACTGTTTAAATCTTTTTTTGATACTTTGCCAGTAGAAGATACCATTAAGGCACAGGTTATTTTTACCAAACTGTTAACTGACACTCTACTTCAGCTCCAAGATAGAAGGAAGAAGGAGATAGAAAAGACAATTGCTGAGAGTGTAGCTTTAAATGATAAGTTTACAAAGGAAGAGCTGAAGATTTTAACTGATACCCTTATCCAGCTTTCTGACAACCTAAATGCTCAAATTGTTTGGGCAGTGGTAAAAGTGATTACAGCTATGTTTACGGATATAAAAGACCCGTATGGGATGAAGAAAGACATAAAAGACCCGTATGGGATGAAAGGAAGCTAAAATGGCTGAATATGAAAGATATGAAAAAGGTGGGACTAAACAATTTACTGTCAGCTTTAGTGTTGCACCAGGCGTAACCCCCTCACTGGCTATTTATGATAAAAATGAAACTCTAGTGTCCAGTGCTACAGCATCACAGAGTAGTGATTATGATTATTATGTTATCCAGACTTTACCCAGCACTGTTGGTTTGTATAGTTATGTGTGGAAGGTAACTATTAGTGGGAAGGATTACATCAGTCGGGGGCTGTTTGAAGTAATAGAGACAACAGCAGATGAGGCTGGGTTGTATAGCCACCCAAATGATTTACGGAGGCTATATAAAAAGCTTGACCAGCTGGATTTGACTAATGAGGACCTGAGACAATATATTGCTGATGCAGATGCAGTGATAAATGCTAGGCTATCTTCCATGTATACTGTTCCCTTTGCCACTAGTGTGAGTAGCTTTCCCCCGCTGATTGGTAGGCTTAGCAAGACACTGGCATTGGTAGAGATACTAGATGACCATGCTATTCATGTAGGGACTGATTTACTTGATTGGATTGAGGGGAAGAAGGAAAGGATAGAAAAGACTATTACGGCTTTGGAAGTAGGGAGTTTAACCTTGGTGAATACGGCAGGAGAGGTGATAGCAAGGAAGGTTGACACGGAGGTTTGGTCTAGTACTAAAGACTATCATCCTACCTTTGCGATGATAGAGTATGAGGAGCAGTTTATAGATGATGACCGTATTGATGATGAGGAGGATGAACGGGATTTATAAAGGAGGATATAAAAATGCCACCTGGTGTAAGGCCAATTAATAAGGAGGATTTTGAACAGATTACAGATGTTAATGTGAAGTTAAATATTTTGTTTGAGTATATAGTGAATATAAATGACACCCTGTCTACCCAGAAACATGCATGTGGAAAGCGTTTTGACAAATTGGAGAACCGTAGATGGAGGGATAGAGGGGTGAGTGCAGTGACTGGGTTTTTTGGTGGATTTTTTGCTGTGTGGACTAAGGCCATTTGGTGGAAATAGGATGATAAGGTTTGAGGTAGATACTAGAGAGGCAAGGAAAAAGGCTGAGGTAGTGGCAAGGGCACTGGGGGGCCTCGCCCCAGCAATGAGGGAGATAGGGGAGGCATTGCTTGGTAGATGGCAGAGGGGGTGGAGGAGAGAACATGACCCATACAGGCAGCCTTGGAAGCCCCTTAGCCCAGTGACTATTGCAAGGCGGAGGAAAGGTAAAGGTAAGGGCAGGCCAAAGATATTGGCTGATATGGGCACATTACAACAAAGTTTTGTTTATGCTTTTAGCCAGCGAGGAGTAGAGTGGGGGACTGAGGTAAGATATGCCCCTACACACCAGTTTGGTGCTAGAAAAGGACAGTATGGGAGGACAAAACGAGGAGTGCCTATCCCTTGGGGTGACGTCCCAAAGAGGATGTTGCTACCGTTTGAGGGGTTGTGGGAAGGGGATTGGGATTTGGTGGTAAAAATAATTAGCAGACATGTGATGAAAGAGGAATAACAGAGTGTATAGCTTGAAGGATTATGAGGATAAGGTTTTAGATGCTTTAGAACCTCTGTTAAAGAAGAGAGGCGGGTATTTGAAGGCACTGAAAGGGTATGCAGGTGAGTTGGCTAGTGAGGAGGCACTGACAAAGTTTTTTGTAAACCAGTTTCCAGCAGTGTTGGTAAAAGTGTCTTCAGCAGAGTATGAGTATGCTGACCAAGAGTGCACACGGGAGACCGTGACAGTTGACCTCTTGATTGTAAGCCAAAGTTACCAAGACCAGTCAGAGGCAAGAGGGGGGAGTAAGGGGGTGTATACAATACTAAAGGACATAATGGAGAAGTTGAAAGAGAAGACACTTGGACTATCCATTAGGCCACTTAAACCAGTAAGGGCTTGGGAGCTATATTCTACCCCACAAGTGGTTTTTTGGGCGGCTCAATACCAGTTGATAAATGATTGCATTGAGAACGTATAAATTTTTAGGCTTAATTTCCTTATTAATTAGGTAGAAGTAATGATGAGAGTATAGGAGGTGAAAGAGAATGGCAGCAATAACAGGAAGAGAGATTATAGCAGCATTTAAGAAGGCGACTAGTTGGCGAACGGCAGTGGAGGTGGGGTCCGGTGATGGAGTGTTAATTACCAATGAGGCACTAGGGGATATTGGGCGGACGCCTATTGCAGATGAGTCTTTAGGGGTGAACTTTATTACTGAGCGGATTGATACTTTTTACCCAGCACCATCAGGGGCACTAGGGGCAAACATGCGGTACATGGGTTTGGATAGGTTGATTGCTTGTGGGATGGGCTCTACATCTACCCCTACTTGTATTAGCAGTGGAAGCGACAAATGGGAGCATGCAATTAGGCTTGCACCGAATAATGATGGGCTGTTTGGGACATTTGTAATCAAGAAGAAGACTGACAAGGTGTGGGAAATCCCCAGTCTTAAGGTTACTGGTTTCTCCTTTAATGCGACAGTAGGCGAGATTGTTACAGCAGAGTTTAATTGCACTGGCAATAAGTGGGAGACAGAAAGTCAGGTAAACAGTACTGATACAATAGCCAATGTAACCTACCCAGATAGGTATCACTGCGTGGTGTTTGATGACAATGCTAAGATTAGGATGAATGCCAGGGATGGGGCTGCATTGAGTGATAGTGATAAGATATATCCACATACCATTAGGCTGACTTTTGACCGTCCAATGGAAGAGAACCGTGATGCTAGCTATAATGATATTAGTGAGCCAACTGGTGGTGGTTTCCCCACTGCTACATTGGAATTGACTTTTGATAAGTATAGCATGAATGATTTTACCACTGCAATTAACAGTGCTACTTTACAGAAACTGGACATCACTTTCACAGATGCTAACAGCTATATGTTTAAGATAGAAGCCCCCTCGGCTAAGATTGTCACGGCGACTGCACCGGTAGGAGGCCCTGGGAAGATAGGGCATACAGTGACTTTACAGTTGGATGCTTGTGTTAATACGCCTAATGGAATGCCTTGTACTGAGCCGTTTATGATTACGCTAGTAAATACTAGGTCTGGGGATATATTAGGTTAGAGAGGGGTGTAAAATAGATAGAAAAGGAGGAGCATAGTAATGGGCATTAAATTTAAGTTAACACCAGAGCCAGTATGGATTAAGGCTAGTGACCCTTTGTTTGATAAATCAGAGCTAGGTGAATTTTCTAAAGACGAGCGGGACAAGGTGTCTTTTTTGATTAACCCGTTGACTGATGAAGTGTATAGTGAGCTGCGGGAACGATACACTACAGAAAAGGTAGAGACAGTTTTTGTGCAGGGGCGCAGGGAGACCCAGCGTACCACCCAAGTGGACAATGATGGGCTGAATGAGGCTCTGATTGACTATATTGTAAAGGATTGGAAAGGGGTGGTGGATGAGAAAGAGAGGGAGTTACCTTGTACAAGAGAAAACAAACTAGCCCTAGTAAAGAGAGGGTACCCCATGCTGGGTGTGGCATGGATAGAGGCCTCTCGTATGGTAATGAGCCAGTTTGAGGATTTCTGTCGTAAGTATAAGGAGGAGCAGGAAAAAAACTTATCCAGTTTGCAGAATGGCAGCGGAGGAGACAGCAAGGGATAAAAGACGGAGTAGAAGTGACATGTGAAAAGTGCCAACTGATGCGAGAGATGGGTTGGCCTAGACCCACATGTGAAGAGTGTGGGTGGGTAGATCCTACAGAAGAGAATGCTTTTGTCTGGTATGTCTTTGTCCGCTATTTCCCCCTTCTTGTAATGCAGAATGGCTTTGGTGGTTATACACTGAATGTAGATGGGTTGGAGCTTATTATGAAGGAGTTTGGGGTGGAGGGAAGGTTGGAATTTATAGAACGGTTTTGTTTGCTGACCAGTATAATGCTTAGGCAGGAGAAAGAGGAAGAGGAAGAGGATAAGAGGTAGATGGCTGAGAAGACACTTAAATTTGTTTTGCTTGGTGAGGATAAGGCAAGTGGTGTTGTTAAGCATTTTGAAGGGGCTATTATTGACCTTAATAGGGAAATAAGGAAATCTACTAGGGAAGTGAGTATATGGAGAAGGGGGATTGATAGAGTAAGAACAGGAATGAAGGGGGTTACTGGCCTGATATTTAGTCTTAGAGGGGCATTGCTCGCATTGGGCTTGGGGTATGTGGCTAAGCAAACTGTAGAGGTGGCTAATTCATTTGAACAGTATCGGATGACACTACAGGTATTGGAGAAAGGGATAGATGCAGGGAATAAGAAGTTTCAAGAGCTACTGGAATTTGCTACCCAAACCCCTTATCGTATAAATGAGGTAATGGAGGCATACAAGACTCTGAAAGCATATGGTCTTGACCCCACTATTGAAACTATGACAGCCCTTGGTGATACAGCAGCAGCTATGGGGAAAGAGGTGTTACCCCGTCTAGCTTATGCTTTTGGCCAGATGGCTGCCACGGGGAAGGTTATGGCGCAGGACTTGATGCAGTTGAGTAATGCTGGGGTAAATGTTGGGGATGCATTGAGAAGTGGATTTAATATAGGACGGGCAGAGTTAGAGAAATTGAATGAGGCAATTGCTGCTGGTGTAGTGGATATGCAGGATGTGATTGATGTTTTTATGGGTTATATGCGTGACCAGTTTGGTGGGATGATGCAAAGACAGATGTCTACCTTGGGTGGGCAGATTGAGGAGTTGCGTTCCTATTGGCAGCTTTTCCAAGATACTCTCATGAAGCAGGGGGCGTACAATG